ATGTCTGGTTTTTATCGAACCAATTTGGGAAGAGTTGCGCTTCAACAACGTAATATTACGTTAAATGCAAAACAAAGACGTTTACTTCTATTAATAGACCATGAAGATTTTCAAAGTCTCGATACTGAGTTTAAAAAGCGGATCGCCCCACCAGAACTGATACAACAGCTCATTGACTTAAAACTAATTGCACCTTCTAGTGAAAATTATTCAGAGTTACCTGAACAAATATCTCCCCAAGAGTCATCTATAACAACTAAAGAAATACATCAAAAAAATGTTGACGAGAATAAAAGTAATGATTTAGTTGGAGAAATTCAGGTTCCTCACTCAACGTCTGCGCCTTCTTCAAATATTGAAAATAACCAACCAAGCATTCCAGTTCAACAGCTCTCTTTTGAAGAAATACAACAGTTGATGAAGCAAAGCTTAAGCCAATACTGTGGCCTTATGGCAAAGCCACTTATTCAAAAAATAGAGCAAATAAAAACACTTCAAGAACTTAAAATGTCCCAAATGCAATGGATTACCAGTTTGCAGGAATCACGTATTCCTCCTCATGAGCTAGCACATACTCTCCATTCTATTAATTATTCAATTCAGCTTATTCAGCAACGCATCTAAAATAGAACAAGCTGCTGTTTAATTAAGCATTAAACTCACTTGGTACGTATTTCGTGCTTTACCTACCAGTGTTTTTTTCCTATGATGTGCCCCACACATGTGCGCTCGTAGCTCAGTTGGATAGAGTACAGGTTTCCGAAGCCTGGGGTCGTGGGTTCGATCCCCGCCGGGCGCACCAATCTATTTTATAAAATCAATAACTTATATATATTTTGGCGTATATTTGGCGTAATGCGCTATTTATCCACAGGTTTAGAGGTAATTTTGCTTCTTATCAAAGGTCCATCTTTTACCGTTGTAAGTCACGGTGCCGTCCAAATTAATCGGCAACTCTTTTAATGAATAGTCGTAGATTTTAACAACATTCCCATTCTTATCTAAGTCAGCGGGTAGATTGCAAGTATTCTCCATCCTGCCCGCTTCCGAAACCATGATCATGACTTGCGACATCACAAAGCCCTTACACAAATCGAGACGTTCACATTACTATTAATAGTGTGAGCTGTGCAACCTGAGAAAAGGAGGCACAGCATTGTGATGATCGATGCAACTTTAGTACGCTTACACATATAAGTTACTTCTTTAAAAATAGTGCTCGCTCTGCTTCTCGGCGACGAACTAGGCCCTTCATAACCTTGCCACCTGCTTTGTTCCACACAAGGAATTGGTTAGCAGCGCCTTGGTAATCGCCAGCATTCAATTTTTTAAGTAAAGTTGATTTACTTAGATTGGTTTCACCAAGGTTATAGGTAAATGAAACTAAAGCATCAAATTGGTTTTGAGTGATCTTAGCTTTTACTAGACGATTCACGGCACTTTCAAATGCTGATAAATCATTACGCAAATAGTCTTCAGCTTGTTGGGATGTACAGCTATCACCTGCTTTTACTCGGACACCATTAGGGTATTTGATAGTGCCAAAGCCAATTGTCCAAACCCCAACACCATCATCGTATGCCTTGAGACGTAAACCTTCAAAGCTTTTGATTAGGTTGATTCCAGAATTACTTATCTTCATTAGTGCCTACCTTATCTTTTACAAACTTTTCAGCTTGTGCCTCAACAAATTGACTGCCTAATGTCCCTAAGAATGCACCAAGGCCCAGAATAGCAAGCATATTTAGATCTGAAATCCAAATAAGAGCGCCACCAGCTCCAAGTGTTGTAAATCCATTTAAAATTGCACGACCCAACACAACTCGCAATGTTAATTTTTCAGTGCTAATGAGTACTTTTGCCATAGCAATTACTACTCCCATTAAGATTAATTGAAGCGCCATCTTTTCATGCTCTTGCATGAGTCTCCCCCTTTCGTTTAGGCAATAAAAAAGCACCCGAATTAGGTGCTATAAAATGTCTCGTTAATATTAAAAACTGATCTTATCTACTTCAGCTTTCGTTTTAGCCAGCGCAATACTCTCTCTAGCTTTTCTGCTTCTTGCATGACACATAGATACATGCTCTGCCAATGCTTGTCTTAACTTTTTTAATTCCTCCCCTGATAATGTGATAACGGTATTGTTGAATAATGTCCATTCAACCTCTACGCCTAATGCACTTGCTGCAATAATGCGGCTCTGAGACTTTTCATCTGAATCAAATTTATATCCATTAAATGAAAAACCACCGAATTCGGTGGTTTCTCTAATTTGTTTTATCTCAAGCCATTTATGCTCCTTAACCTGATCTAGAGTTCGAGGATCTACCCATTCTTTATCTTTGAAATCAAATATATGATGTTCAGAAGGTTGTTGAGGAATCTCTTTCCACTTTCCATTGCTATGGTACATATTCTCCTTGGGTGGATCTTCAACTGCAAAACAATCTTCAGGGGTATTTAATTGAATAGTCTCGTCGTTGCCAGATATCTGAAACAACAACTCACCATGTTTTGAAACTATACCTGTCATTTTTTCAACTCAATTACCGTTAATGTTCTACTCGTTAATTCAAAAGGCAATGCAGCTTGATTTGATGCATCTTTAAAGTAGGAGGCTTTAACGTTGTTTACTGAAGTGGTATTTCTGCCGATCGCAACTCTAAGGCTATATTCAGCACTGCCTGAAAATGCATTATCAATAGTTGGGGGTAACGTATAAGAGCCACTGAAGTACAAAATATTATTTTGTGTATTGGATGGGGCAAAGTAATGCCGGGCAATCTCGGTTCCGTTTCTATAAACACCAACAATTAGGCTAATTAAAGAAGCCAAATCAGCTCTGGTTGTATTTCCATTAATAGAAGTTAGAACCATAAATTGTTTTAACATTATACCCCCACTGATTAGAGCCTTTCCTCCAGATCGAGCCATAGTAACTGATGCAACTTTACCATTTGACCAAGTAAACCAAGCGTTGATAGAGGTTTCATCTACAAGCTGATTATCGAAATCAGGAATATTTGAGTTAGAAGGAAAAGTTACACCAATAGGTACAGTTACAGCTTCATCTTGAATTTTTAGGGTACTAATTGCACCATCATCAATATTTGCATTTTTAACTTTAATTGAACCTAGATCAGCGCTAATAACACTTAAGTTTTCTGCCCAGATCCTATTCGCATTGATATATCCAAAACTACCATTGTCGACATACAATCCACGCGGAATAACAGTACCGTTTGGCAAAGTAACTGGAGTATTTTGCAGTGTCATTAATGGTTTAGGTTCTACATCATCAACACCGACAGGCGTACCAAACTGAATTGCATCATAATTGAATATGAAAGTTGAAGTCGTACCATCATTCATTGATCCATGACCAGAAACATGGCCATTTACATCGAACTTAGTAAACTGCTGAGCATAGATGCCATCTACACTTTCAGTGACATTTTGAATAGACGCACTATTCTCACCGACTTTTGTTTGCAACGTTTCCGTTACTTTTATCGTTGAAGAAATAGCACTAGCATTTGCATTGATTTGTTGCTGAAACAAAGCATTGCTCTCATTCATTTGTGCAGAAACTTGATCTGTACGTTTAGATTGAGCCAAATCCCCTTCGATGCGTGCTGACTGTTCAGACCAAACGCCAGCATAACCGCCATCATTACCAATTAAGTCTGATTCAGAGCCAATTAAAGGTGGATTTAACTGAGCATAAACACCGTCAATACGGGTAGTCTGAGCTATGATCTTGTTATCAACATCTTTAATGTCTGACTTAACTTGAACAATGTCACCCGTAGTGGCTTTGTCTTTCAACTCAATATTGATGTTCTTGATAGCTTCAATGTTTGCTGACGATTGATCGACACCCAGTTTTGCAGTATCTCGAACTGCCGCAAGAGCACTATCATTGCTGGCAATATAGTTATCAACCTTTTGGACTGTAACCTTATCGCCATCAATGCGCGCTTGCACTTCTTGCCGTGTATAAGCTTGTAAATCCCCCAATTCTGCAGTGGTCGAATCAACTCGCTTACTTACAGCAAGATCACCCTCAATACGTGCTGACTGTTCAGACCAAACGCCAGCATAACCGCCATCATTACCGATCAAATCAGATTCTGAGCCAATCAAGGGCGGGTTGAGTTGAGCGTAAACACCATCAATTTTAGTTGTTTGGGCATTAACTTTGTCATCTACATTCTTAATATCAGACTTAACTTGATCAACTGCCCCAGTACTAGCCTTATCTTTTAATTCAACCCGAATAGATTGAATCTGCTCAGCATTTGCACCCGACTGAGATGCTGCTGCATTTGCTTGCAATAAAGCCATTGCAGATGTTTGTTTAGCTTCATTTGCATTATCGGCTGCACTATTTGCAGTAGTTGTGGCCGTTGTTGCTTCAGCATGAGCTTGTTGTGCAATAGAAGCTGCTGAACCAGCTTCTGAAACTGCCGTCTCAGCTTTAGAAAGCGCAGATGCGGCATTTTGTTTAGCTTCATTTGCATTTTCATCAACTGTATTCACTCTGCTATCTAATTCAGTTAATGCCTTGGCATTACTCTCAGACTTAGAAACAGCAGATTCAGCACTTTGTCGAACATTCGCAAGAGCCTGATCATTACTTGCAGCATAATCAGTTAAAGCTTTAGCAATAACTTTGTCACCCTCAATGCGCGCAATTTGCTCTGAATTTATGCTTGCAGCATTTTGATTTACAGAAACAATTACTTGATCTGTACGTTTTGCTTGTAATAAATCTCCTTCTTGCACAGCAGATAAAATTGACCAGACACCCGCATAACCAGCATCATTACCGATCAAATCAGATTCAGAACCAATCAAAGCTGGTTTAGTAACGACCTCAACGCCTGTTACGCGTTCTGCTAAGGCTTTGTCTGCATCAATTCGAGCCCTACTTTCATCTGTAACTAAAGCACGAGTTTGAGCATCATTTTCAATTGACTCAGCTCTCACTGTTTCAATTAATGATGCATTTGCTGAATCTCCATCAACACGTGCTTTCGCTTCCTGTTGAATTGCTGCTGCATTATCGCCAGCTTGTGCAACCACAGTATCAATTCTTTGACCCAATGCACTATCAGCATCAGTTCTTGCCTTTTCCTCACGTTGAATTGCGGCTGCATTATCTGAAGAACTAGCACTAACCGCTTCAATTCTCTGAGAGAGATGTTCATCACCTTCAATACGCTCTTCTTTTTCAGAAGTAATAGCCGTATCACGCAACTTTGCTTCTGCAAGAATTGCAGCTTCACGTGCCTTTTGTTCTGAAAAATCAGCATTAATCCTGTCTTGAACTTCCTGAGCTATCAACTGATTTGTTGAATCAATATCTTTGATTCGCGCATCGCGTTCTAACGTAAGGTTATTGTTTGCTTGATCTACAGCCTGCTGAACAGAGTCTTTACGGTCTTTAACTTCTTGCGAAATTTGGTCTTTGGTATTCTTGATGTCCTGCTTAATCTCAGGAATCTGAACATCAATAGTCTCAATTTGATCAATCTTAGTTTTTAAATCCTGACTAAGTTGAGTTTCACTGATTTGATCATTTAAGAGCTCAAGAACATCTGTAGCATCGGCAGAAGTTGTCGCATGGGTCCAGTCCGACCAAGGTCCAATATTTCCGATCCGGTCAATCAAGCGTCCACGATAGAATTGCGTCAGATTTGGCTGCAAGCCTTGAATCGTATGAGTCGTTGTTGGATAAGCGAATAAGCCTAATTGAGCAATGTTACTTGTGCCATCTGGTGAAACTTGAATCTCGGTATAAGCCGTATCAAGTGCGCCAGTTGCAGGGAAGCCCCAATCAAGTTTGATACCGAATAAGATTCCTGTCGCTTGGATAAATGCCAATTTTGGAGGTAAACCTTGCTTTCCAGAGAGTTCAGTCAAAGTTGAATAAACTGGTAAAGAAGCTATCTCAAAAGCTGAAATCGCTGTTACTCGTGCTTGATATTGACCCGCATAAATACCTGGTACTTCGACTGAGTTGTTGCCGGTTATTGGAAGCTTAATCCAACTCCCGTCATCTTTACGCCACTCAACTTGATATTTAACGGCTCCTTTTGCCTGCGCCCAAGATACTATCATGGTAGCCACGTTGATACCCTGATCAACTCGGCTTTCACCGGTAACAACGACATCTGTTACAGGATCCTGAATTGTTGGGTTCACAATCGAAATCGGAACCTCATCAAAATAAGCACCCTTATCAATGGCATCAAACTTGGCTGGGTTATATTGAAGTGCAGTCACTGAAAATTGATGATGCTCATCTTGGGTAATAGAAATCACTCGAAACTTCATTGTTGCCAAGTCTTGAGCATCAATCACCCAGACGTTTTGTGCTGCAATCGCATCAAACTCATGAGTAACAGTAACAACTCGACCCGAGATCGATTGAATAATTCGAGTTTGAGCTTTGCCATCCTCGCCATTAATAATCAGCCTGTCACCAGCAACTGCGACCACATCATCACGGTCAAGCGTAATGCTTTTACGATCTGCTGATATTTTAGATACACGCCCTCCGTTTGCCCGTCCAGCAAACAATGGATCTGCAATATCAATAACTCTTCCCGGCTGCGGAATATGGCCATCCAAACCAACTTTAAAACTAACGGTTCGCGTTTCTAACTGCTCAGACTTTAAAGCCCACCAGCCTGCTCTCTGCGCTTGTCCACGCGAAGTGCATCCCCAAGCATCAATTTCCAAAATACGAACTTGGCCGGCCTCAGCAATCGCCTTTTCATCGCGAACAAACTCATATTCGGTTTTGTAGTGATTAGCCGGGTTATCCCACGCAACTTTAACGACATTATGTCTATCTCGAGCACGAGTACCTGCATATTCAAAATTGCCATCAATAACATTAGCCCGGGTATAAGTGAAGTAAGTATCTTGAGGAATATCCGCATCACAAATAATGCTACTGCCATCCCAAAATGTGATGGCACGGAATACACCTGCTAACTTAGTTAAAATTTCAAAGGCACCTTCGGCACTCTGAAGATAAACGTTACAAGTAAAGCGTGGTTCTTGACCGCCTAATCCGTCCGGTACTAACTCATCACAATATTGTGCTAATCGGTACAATGACCACTTATCAACCATTAACGGGGTTAATCGGTCACCCAAAGCATAACGGTCTACGGTGCATATATCGTAATATATCCAAGCCGGGTTATTAGAATATGCCTCTTTGAAAGTACCGTCCCACATTCCAACATACTGACGTGTAACCGGATTATAATTTGTAGGGACTTTTAGGATTCTCCCCTTCGCATCCATTGCAACTTTAGCAACGTTTCCAAAAGTCTCAGCATCGTATTGAAGGCCCAATAATGCTGTGTTTGGGTAACGTAATTTCGCATCAATGACTTCAGTCACTGCTTCAATATACATCTTGTCACTGACATACTCTGAAGTTGAGTTCGGAGTAAGTCTGCGAACTCGAATTAGCCAACCTGAGTCAGCTCGAGGTAAATCAATGCGGTGTGCTCGCTCGTAATTTGCAGAGGTTTTATCTGAAATCTTGGTTTTTAGTACTTCAGTCCAGACACCTCCATCAGTCTGTAAATCGATTGCGTATTCGATCGTTACGCCTGATACATCACCATTTGTAGCATTCTGAGTACGCAAAGGACCCCACTTTAAGCGCAAACGAACAGCATCAAGATCAAGATTACTAAAAGCTCGAACCCATGGCGTTTCAGACTTTAACTCCACATCGATGGCAGTTTCACTTTCTACTGCAGGAAAACCCTCAATGTATTCCTGATCATTAGTACCATTTCTAAAATCAACTTTTACATTTTCAAAGTTAAGGCTTCCATCTGCATTCTGAAGTGGAGTTTCTTCTAAATAAATTGACTGAAGCCCATTAGCTAAACCTTCAATCTCGCCTTCAGCTAAACCATATAGAACCTTGATAAAAGTTTTCGATTGTGCAGAATCTGGTGAAATGACAGGTTGCCGTTGTTTTTTACTGCCTTTTTTTGCGCCTACTACTGCATTCATAAGAAATCTCACGCAATAAAAAAGGCGCTAGAAAGCGCCTGTTAATTAAAATTTACATCTGATCTTCTGGATATTGACCAGCACTGATAATGAAGCCGCCGATTTCCCGTTGACCATAAAGAATTGGAACAGGATTACCTTGTGCAACTGTAGTTACTGCACCGCCAAAGCCTTTGTTGGCACGGTTGCCGTCTTGGTTTTGGTCTTGAGTATTATCAATTTTTGGCATGAGCATTGATGCAACCCCTCCCATAGCCATGCCAGCACCTGCACCTATCAATGCAACCTGAGCAGCCTGACCAATACCTGGTATAAATGAAGCAGCTATCAGAATCGCACCAAGTACAAGTTGCAAAATCCCATTATTGCCACCAGCCCCCATTACACGCGGGACGATATGAATAGTGTCTGCTTCAGTATTCATGTCTAGCTGCTCTTCACCGATGTTATCGCCGGTAATGAGCCGCTTAGTTTCGTGGTCATAAATCGCTGGGCGTTTCTTGCCTCGCTTATTACTTGAGTTCTTTGATTTTAAAAATACGGCAAAGCGTAGGCCTTGCTCATGAGCATGCAACATAAAGTGTTCAAAGCCAGCGATCTGAACAGATAATGCACGCATGGCTTCACGTGTATTTGCGACATCGAGCTTAAATTCACGACCGAATTTTTGCCCCAAGATGCCGTACAACTTAATTGTTTTTAACATCTCTATGCCTCAAGATTTTTACCGTTCTGGTTGACCATTGCGGTCCATAGATTTCACGTATAGATTTACGGCCGTGAAGCTGATGCAAAATTAATGTATTGCCAATACAAGGTTCGGTATCTTCGGACTTCAGCATTGCATTATCACCAAGCCAAATAATGCAATGATTTGGGTGTTCTGTTCGTGGTACTCGGCAAATCAACATATCTCCATATTGCGGAGTGTCCACTTCATAGAAACCGGCTTTCGGAAAGTTATCAATCAATATTGACGGATGATCTTTGTCTTCCCACCAGCCATCTTTTCGTTCAAAGTCTGGCAATTTAATACCTAGCTCACGATCATAAAAGTCACGGACTAGTGCATAACAGTCCTGAAAATGATGAATATAATTACGCCCCACTAAAGGGGCGCGATAACCAAATGGTTCATAAACTTGAAAATCCAGATCCGGATATGAACAAATTACCCACGGCTTTTGATGTAACTCAATTTGAATCAGATCAAGTTCCGAAGCTTTTGTTGTTCCATCTGGATGAGAGTGAACATAAGCTAAGATTTCGCCTTGATCTTCAGCACTTGCCAAATCCTCGGGATGAATTTCAAATTGATCAGATTGTTCGGCAATATTGCGACAAGCGATATATTGCTTATCAACAATCACACCACAGCATTCAAGCGGATAGCATTCATCAGCATGCGCCATGATTGCTTTTTTATGTTTTGCCGTCAGTTTCATAAAACCTCACAATAAGCTTGAAGCCGGGAAACCACCAAATGGCAGCGGTTTATTTTCACCAAATCGCAATCGGCAAGAACGTAAACGTCCTCCGCATCGATCAAGTGCCGGATTATCAGTTGGCTCATCTTTATCAGTGAACATTGCTACACCTGTGTAACCGCATTCCTCACCCCGGTACTTCCCGACCATGCACCAATGACAAAGTGAAGTTATTTGGCGAACTGGGATTTTTAAACCCTCAAAATCGATTGGATTGGACAGCTCGAAAGTCACTTGTTGTGCATTTTCAGATGTCTTTTGCTCGATGTACCAGATTTGCTCTTTTGATTCATTCGATGCAATTGGATTGCCTTCTGTGAAGTTTTCAGCATCTAAGTATTTAGCAAGTGTGGTAATCACTTTAAGTTTTGCACCAGCAAAGTCTTTAAACTGCAAACAGTAAGCAGACACAGCATTTTGAATGCCGTTGATATTGTTGGCCATGCTTAAAGTTGGTGCTGAAGCTTTACCGTCCGAACGCATTTCAAGGCCAGATACTTCCAAAGCCATTGGCTCAAATACTTGACCTTGCCAGATAATATTGCGGTTCCATACCTTCTGATCACCAGCATCGAATATCTTTCCAATGCTGCCAGAGTCGGCACCGATCAGACCACTTGAACCAATTGAAGAGTAGATTTTCTCCCAGTCTTGAAAAGAAATATGCCCGTGAAAACGCAAGATGCCAGCACCTAAGCCGCTGGCATCTAGTTCATACAAATGGATTAATCCATCGACATACAGCTTCTGGAAATCACTATTCAGGGTCATAAGTCACCTCGTCATAGATTGGATTTCCATCTTTGTCTAAGACTGGCACCTCGTCATAGATTGGATTTCCATCACTATCAACTGCTTGAACCCATTCAAAAACTGGCTCACCATTTTCATTAATGACTGGTTGATTCGACAAAATAGGCGTACCGTTTTGATCAGTTTGAATGTGAGTTACTGGCTTTTTATAATTCTTGCCATCCACAATTACAGCTTTTCCTTCATCATCAAATAAATCTTCGTATTTAGTGATATAGGTCAATTGCGGTGCATATTTTACTTGCTGGACCATACGCGGTTGTTTTTCAGTACGTGGAATTTTTCTGACGATTGTCTTCTTGATACTGTTTAAACGAATATCAATCCAGCGCGGCTCACCGTTTGCGTTATTTGGGATATCAATTGGTGCATCGAGATTCGCAACAATATCGCCCTCATCATTTAGCTTTTTCTTGAATGTCTTAATTTCAAGATCACCGTTATCAAGTGTTTGATATTCAACTGCACAAATTTTATTGCCGTGAGTGTCGGTCGGAATTTCAATCCACCAACCTTCCTTCGCAAAACCTGACGTTCCTTTTAGCAAGTAGTGCCCTACATCGAGCTTTTCAAAAGAGAGAGGCTGTTCAGAGGCTTCGTCATTAGGCTCAATTTTATCGGCAAATAGCTTAACAATCGGAGATGCTGACTTGATGAAACCATTTGCATCCACTGTTGTATTTTTTGACGACAAAATTTTACGCCACGGCTGAAACGTATTTACATTCCAGTTTACAGACCTGACATACATATCGGAGTTATGTGTTATGCTTAATTGTGCACAAGCATCAGTTGAATCGTTAATATCTAAATTAATAATTGCCTGAGAATTGTTGTCTGGATAGTCTCCAGCACTTGAAATATTATTACCATTATTTTGCCAATAAAAGGCATTACCATTTCCTCTCAATGTTGATAATTTTTGACTACCCAGTCGAATTGACTTTCCAACTCCAAAAGCACCTACTTCCATTACATTCCCGGCAGCGGTACCTACATAACGACTAGCTGCATGGGTGTTATTCGTAAAGTTTTCATTCATTTTTGCGCCAGTAGAGCGGAATGTGTCGCCACCTGCGCCAGTCGGTGCCGTACCTAGATTTACTGTTTGAATTGTCATTTTCTTACTCGCATAAAAAAGCCCCAGCGAGTGGGGCATGGAAATTATTAAGAATTAGGTGACGGGCACAACTCCGTCTTGTGTGCATGCCGTAGTTTCTTGCATGAGGTCACGACATTAGGAGAAAATTGTATACCAATAGGCTTTTGTTTTTGATCGGGTCAAGAAGTAGTAAAGCCCCCACTTTTTAGCAAGATCTTGCTTGCTTTTACCTGTATATTTTACACATAGCTTAATGAATATATCGGTTGAAAAATGCTTCATTTTGATTTCCTTTGGATGATAAAAAAGGACGCAAATGCGTCCTTTTGTTGAGAATGGATAATTTAAGCTAATTGATCACCAATAAATTTAGCTTTTACTTGAATAACCACACCTGGTATTGCTTCAGTATTACCAACTAAATCATAGCCAGTATCAGTAGGTTTAACCTCTAAAATTAATTCGTAATCACTGATATCACCAAATACAGATACAACATTCCTATCATGTTGTTTTGCATTTAATTTGAGAAGATTGTTTTCAACCCTGCCACGGTATGTAAATCCATAATCTCCACCATTGACCACTCCATCTTTTACCACCACCGTACCCTCACCAAAATCTTGGATAGTGCTTTTGAATTTCACAAAGTAAATTCCGTCTCTCATTTTAACCTCATGCATTAATCGCTGAAAATTCAGCCATTTGATAGTAGGGCATTGATGGTCAAAAGTTAAGAGTCATCAGGGGTAAAAAACTTGGGTGAATGTCGTTGAGATTTGCCATACATCACCACCTAAACAACGTGGCTGATACTCACCTGTTTTAACTCGAACCTCACCATCTAAAGGTGAATCCCATAAAAATGAATCTGCGCCCTTGTGCTGGTCAAAGAATGCTTTGATTTGCATAATTTCGGCTTTGTAAGCCGTTCTTTGATAAGTCCATTCACCAGATCGGTTATTGATACCTATGGCGATGTTTTGTTCATAACCGTCACCGAACTTAGAAGACAAAGTATTAAAACGTTGGGTATTACTATTCCCGTCTAGGTCGCACTCGAAAGTGAATTTTAGGTTGCTCATAAATTGAATCCATAAAAAACCGACCTCTAAATGGGTCGGTTTAAATATTTAGTTTCATTACATTTTCCAAAGATATGTACAGATAATCAAAGTGATAAGGATTGCAATAAAGCGCCATGCTTTCATTTCATTCATTTCCTTTAGACACCAATAAATTAATTTGATAAAATCTTCCATATAGATTGTTTTTCACCTTAATTTTGACGAGTTAAGTTGATTAAAAAACCCCAGCGCTACCAACACTGGGGTTTTTGCTTTTTAGGATTTTAAAATCCCATCTTCTTTAATTCCTCATACGGTTTTTCGCATTCAGTAATAGAAAAACCACCCGAAGGTGGTTGCTCCCTTCTATAAGTGTAGCTTTAAAAAAAAGCCGCCCTTAGGCAGCTCCTTGTTTGTTCTCTCTTATACGTGCACTTCTATTTAAGTGTTTTATTCAGAAATAGAAAACCAGACACTTGGTCGGGCTTCTTACATTTTAATATTTAATTAATTTTTGCTTTGCATGCAGGAGTAATGTGTGCCTTTTGATCATCCTTAATCAGCTTGTAGCTACCACCTAAACCGTATGCTATTTCAAGGTCTGTAGGGCTTTCAACTTTAATAGTCCAAAAGCTTCCATCTTGGGTATAAATTTTATTGTCTACCTTCTTAATAGATTGAACCTTAGTTACACCTTGGTAATCTTGGCAGATAATTCCAGTTCCATCTTGTTCTAACTTCAATGTTGCTACAGAAACATTTGAATGAGCGCCTGTCCAATATCCAAAGTTACTGGTTTTAGTTGGGCTAAGCTCAAAGAAATTAGCAGTAGATACACATCCATCTAATAAAGCTATAAAACTTAAAATAATTATCTTTTTCATAAAAGAACCCCTATGTTTAGGGGTAATTTAACAAGAGGTTAATTAACTATCAATCTTAAATACATTAAGAAGAATCAATTACCCAACCACCTACAATAGAGTAGATTTCTTCCGAACCGCTAAAGTTCTAGCTTCAAATAAAAAAGAAACCTTTAAGGCTTCTTTTTTATACCTACCACCCTTGTCGTTTGGACATTCGGAATCGTTTTTCAATCTTTGCATCCACCATCGCCTCATTTTGTTTCTGATACTCTTTTAAGATAACTGTTAACTCCTTACCATCCCATTCAGAGGTAGCATCCACTTTTTCTGATGTTTTATTGATAATGGTAACAGTAGGTTGAGACTTCTCAGTTCTTTCAGAATTAATCACATCAAATTGTCTATGCTCTCTAACTGTTGCAATTGCATCCGTTTGATTGTTTGATACATAGCCACCGTTAGCATACCCATTTGGATTACTTTGCCTCATGTTCTCAACAACACTTACTCCTCCCCAGCGTTTGATATCTTCTTGAGACCAAACAACCTCACCTTTATGCACAATGCCAGCTGGAGTATGTTTAAGGCCGTTTCCTGTATAACCACCGTCTGAGAAACCAGCGATAGTTTGCGCTGCAATTAGGCCTGCTTGAGCATATCCAAAGCCTAAGATTGCCGTTGCTGCTGGGACTTTACCAACGAAAGGAAGAGTAATATCAGCAGTAGTTTGTGCAGCTGCCAGATGCGCAGAAACAATCGTTGATGCAATAGCAAATGCTTGCTGCATAGCAAACATAGTTTTATATCGCTTGGATTGTTCGCCACTAGCATCTTTTACAGATTGAGTTAAGTTGGACCAAACTCCTTGGCCTTGGCTAAGTAAGCTAGACCAGATTTGCAGTTGAGAAGTATATTGGTTCTTTTGCAAATCCCTATACTTCTCGTTGTACTCCTCCTGGATCTTGAATTTGTTCTCTTCATGGATCCTAACAGCATCTTCAATTCGCTTATTGTATTCAAGCTGATCAATTTCTTTCTGCTTGAGCTTCATTTTAGCTTCGTCACCCTTATTAATAAGAGTGGCGTCGTTTTCAGAAAGTGCATTTCTTTCTCCAAATTGTAAAGAAAGTCCTGCTCTTTGTTCAAGTGGAGCGGCTAAAATGTCTCGTTCCTGTTTTAGCTCCTGCAATGCCTTTAAATTGGATTGATCATATGCCGCTTGGCGTGCTGCTTTGGTGAGATTTATTAAAGTCAGTTCATGCTGATACTGCTGATCAAGACCTTCTTTTGCAATATCCAATTGTTCTTTAGAAAGCTTGCCTTCAGCCACTAATCTTAAAGCACTAGTTTCCTTCGTATACTCAAGCTTTTCCTCTTCAGTCCACTTATAACCATTTACTTCAAAATCAAATTGCTTCTGAGCTAACTTTTCTTCAGCATCAAAACGCTCTTTGATTTTTGGGATTAAATTTGATTGACCTAAAATGGTTGCTTTGTTGATTTCCTCCTCACGTTTTTTGCTTCTAGCAACTGTTTCTGAGTCATATGTTGCCTGTAGCTGCTTAACTTCCTCAAGAGTTTTAGCACGTGCCTTATATGCTTCATCTTCAAACTTTGAAAGATCTCCAATTGCTTTGGAGGCTGCATCAGGACTAGCACCTAAAATCTTATTCAGTTGATTAAAGTAAGAGTCTTGTTTGGCTAGATGCTGTGACGCTTTCTCTTTGCCTAGTTTCTTGCCTTCATAATCCCAGCCAATCAAGTTTTTCCCAATGATTTTTTCTAGACTTCTATAGTCTAAATCATCATTAAGCAGAGCATTTTTAGATTTGCTGTAGCTTTTGTTGGTCATAACCTCTTGCAACAAAAACTTTGCTTGCGCATCTAGCGCATCTTGCGTTTGTTGGATCTGTCCTTTCTTATCTAAAACGCCCTGCCCCTGTAAAGTTTGCATTAATTTTGTTGAGCGACCCTTTTGCCAAGATATAAATCCTGTATTGGTATAGCCGTTATTCGCATCTTTATGGCTCCCAAACATTGCCTCATTTCTAAAATCATTCTCTCTACCAACTTGTGCTGTTAATACGCGAGCTTGCTTATCTCCTAAACCAGCATTACGGAAGGACTGATATACGCGAAGCATATTTCTTACTTGCTCATTATTCCCTGCGAGCAATACCGCTTGCTTTGTTAGCTCTTTAGTTTGCTTACGCTCGGCATCATTTAGGGCATCCTTTTTATCTTTAAGTACATCAAGGGCCTTTTGAGCTTGTGCAACTAAATCCATCTCCTCTTTAGTGACTATTGCAGTAGTGCCAGGAGGAGCAACAGCCTGTTTAGCTTTTTGCAGTTCAATGATCCTTTTTACAGCTTCTTCACTATAGCCTTGATTTAACAAAGCTAACTCTTCATTTGATTTTAGAACTTCATCGCGAAGACTATCGAAATAGCCTTTCTGTGCTTTTGCCGCTTTATCTGCTGCATTGGCATTACTATTTAGCTCATCCGTATTTCCCTTTACCTGAACAGCAGCATTTTGTGCTTTGTTACCAGCAAGATTTACTTCAACACCAAATAACTTCAGCTTCTCGGCAGACAAGTTCGCTTTAGATGAGTTCTCATCATACTGCGCAGCTTGTTTCTTGAGGTTTTCATAAAGATCTGTTGGGAGCTTAATTTTATTTAAGCGTTCAATAGCTTCTGCATAACTAATAGTTCCTTTACGCGCTTCTTGGGAGATTTTTTCAACTTCCCAGTTGCCACGGGCATAGTTTTCTATATCAATCAATGCAGCCCCTACAGCAAGGGACGACTTACCTAACGCTTCGTTCTGGGCATTGAACGCTGCCGTTAAATCATCAACAGCCTTTGTTTTATCATTGCCAGCTAATTTTTTTAATGCCTCATCTGTCTTTTCTGCAACTCGAGCTTGTTCTTCAAGCTTCTTGTTGGCTTCCGCTGTATTATCTCTCATTAACAGATAGCCTGCGGCTAAGCTCGCTACTGTAATTCCAATGCCTACAGGCCCACCAAGAACCCCTAGAAGTCGTGCACCAATCCCAACGCTTGCTGCACCGGCAGCAGCTGATCTTGCTTGAGCAGTCGCTAAAGCTGTCTCAGTTGCGGCTAGTTCGGCATTTATTTTCGCTTGTTGTTGGCGCAAAACTCCCATTCTTAACTCAGAGTTGATAGCACCCTGTGTAGAAATTTGCGACTTCATTCTTCTAAGCTCTAGCTTAAGCTCTTCAACAACTAACGTTCTCGTTGCCTGGATAGTTGCCATTTTTGCTTGAAGATTTTCTAACTCTTGAGCCGCGGCAGAACGTTCTGCTTGAATTGCAGCATATTGCACTAAAGTTTGTGCTGCCAATTCCTTCGTTTTTGCAGCTACAGCCACTCCAGATGCATAAATTGCAGGGATATAAGTACCTATCCAATAAGCACCACCTAACATCATTGCAGTAGTTAATGTGTCTAAGTTCCCTGATAAAGTTTGGATAGATCCAGATAATACTTGTGCTGCACCAGAACCTTTACCTGACTCACCAACAAATTTAGTAATTTCGTTGTTGAGTAGTGTTAAGGATTGCCCAATAGTGATATCAGTTTTTGCAAAGAGTGCATCAACATCTTTTTCTACATTTCTGAGTGCTTTCACAATCTCTTGAGATGTAATTTTCCCTTCTGCAGCTACTGATCGTAATTCACCTACAGTAATACCCATACCTTGAGCGATTGCTTTTGCTAAAGCAGGTGTTTGCTCCATAACGGAGTTCAGCTCTTCACCTCTGAGAGTTCCGCTCGCCAGTGCCTGCCCAAATTGGACTAAAGCTGCATCAGCAGCTTCTGCGCTTGCACCACTAATTGCAACAGCTTTCGATACTGTTTCAGTTAGACGAGCTGTTTCATCCATATTTAAATTGAGCGTTTTCGCATTATCACTAAATCGCTGGTAAACCTGTAATACAGAATTCCATGTCGAATAGGTTTTTTGAGCAATTCGGAAAGTGTCTTCCGTTGCTTTATTTAGTTCAACTTGAGAATTGGTGACTAATTTAAGTCTGTTCTGAAGCCCTGTATAAGTATCCATCTTAGAGATTGCTGCACTCACAGTAACTAATCCTGCCATATATCCAGCAAGTTGACGTGTAGCAACAGATAATGCATCCATTGATTTGGTGGCAAAGTCACCTTTACGCTCAATGCTATCCAATTCATTGCCTAGATTACGCGCATTACGCTCTGCGTTTTGTGCATCAATTACAATGACGAGACGTGATTCTTGTGCCATCTTACTTTCCTCTAGGCAATAAAAAACCCACTCAATGAGTGGGTTGTTAAGGTTGATTTTTGGGTTAGTGTTTTTGCTTAAGATGCGCTCTTGTTCTCGTGATATCTCAATATGCTGGCAACCTTTTGGAACAGATAGCCCACTAAGAATCCATTTAAGATTATCCCGATACCTGTAATAACCATGATTCCTGACCATACGGTCTCGGTGCCATAATAAGTTCTTGGAACTTCAACTCGGCCAAACACAAGTATAAAAATAAATCCAGATATAATACCTAGAACAATTAACCCCCATCCGATGGCATTGCAAACTTCACTTTCTTTCATTGTTTGATATTGTGGTGTGCTCATGCTGTATCTCTTCTTTAATTACCAATTCGAATTTACTTTCTGCTGAGTTTTAATCTTTTCAGCCATATCATCCGATAGAGTATTAATCTTACTAATAATCAGTGGTGTGGACTTCCTACTTTCAGTTATAGGGTAATTTTGTGCAGGCATCATTATTCCAGCACTCATGTGCGATGGAGCGCTATAGGTTAAACCATCATAACCCACGCGCATTTTCCCATCCTTAGTGTCCACTCTTACAGTAAAATCAACACGTTCGTTTCCTGTCATTGCCAAGCACTCCATGCCCGAACAAGGATATCGCATATTGCCCTTTCCAATGATAGTGCCTGATGCCTTATCTTCATATTGAATTACTGCGTTAGCAGAAGCAAAAGCTACAGCGAACCATTGTCTAGCGCCATCATAAATCTGTGCTTGGTTTAATCCATCAATTTGATAAACCTTTTCAAATTTTACAGGCTCTGAGGGTTGTTGGGGAGTTGTCGCACACCCCGCTAAGCCCAATCCAAGAAATCCCGCTAATAAAATCTTTTTCATAATGTAATCCATTTGTTATTAATCTCACACAATTTAACAAATGGACAAAATAATGTCATCAAGAACTTAAAAAGGAAGATTCTCTACTAGTCCATGTGGTCAAGCCAAAATACATCCTCAAAATTTTTACATACACCTGCTTTTTTGAGTTCTTTATATATAAGTAAGGCTGTATCGATCTTGACAGAATGTCCCTGCTCGGCTCTTGTCACATAGTTTGATAGAACTCTGCTACCACTAACAAAACCACACCGCTTTGATAGCTCATAAACCGTTAAGCCTGCTTTTTCACGCAAACAAGCAACATTATTCTTTACTTCCATTGCTGCACCACAAGTTAAATTTTAGAATATTGTAGCACAATAAAAGATAATTACTATTTTTTGTGTTAGCACAACAAAAAGAATTGACACAATAAAAGATATTAAATAAGATGACTTCATCAAGGCTAAAAGCCATGAAAAAGAAAACCCCTTGCAGACGTCGAAATCAGGCAAGGGGTTTATGTCTAAACCAATGGAGATTTAAGACATGTCTAATATAGCACAAATCAACGATACCAAAATATCAATTGTTAACTTCAAATCTGTTCCAGTTGTTACTACAGCAATGCTTGCTGATTTCTATGGAACCGATACAGACAACATCAAACAAAACTATTCTCGAAATAAAGAGCGGTTTGTAGAAGGTAAACACTTCTTCAAAATTATTGGTGAAGAATTGAAAAAATTTGTAGGTGACTTAAAGTCACTTGCAAATTTCCCTGCAATTTCAAATAAAACTCGATCCCTTATCTTATGGACAGAACGAGGGGCTGCTCGTCACGCCAAAATGTTGGATACAGACCAAGCATGGGAAGTTTTTGAGCAACTTGAGGATTGCTATTTTGTCCGTAAAGAGATTTTAGCCAAAACCCACAAAACAGAACGTGAACCTTTAACAAGTGCCGTAAATCTACTTGTGTCTAAAACCAAGCACCTAAACTACAGCGATGCTTATAAGCTAGTTCACCAACGCTTCAATGTTCTGCATATTGATGAAATTCCATATGATGTAATTCCTGTGGCGGTTGAATATGTTCACCACTTGATCGCTATGTACAGCAGAGCTGAGAAGTACAAAGATACTGAACCAAACATTCATACTGTATTGCGAGATAAGGATGTTCAATTCTTGATGTGGTATGTCCCAATTCTTGGCAAGTTCATTAAGAATGAAATCTATCCAGCTTTAACCGCCATTCAAAGTAATTATGCGGGCCGTTTAAGCGGGTTAGCATCTGAAACAGTTTGTCATGCCAATGCTTTAAATCGTAAAGCGATTGGATATGGCCTTACTTTAGAGCATGTTGGGAATAAATCACCGCATGACATTGAATGGTATTTAGCTCATTAATTCATTATCGGGTATTGTTGTAATAACAATACCCCTATGTTTAGAGGTAATTTAACAAACTGATCATTAAATGTCACATAAAGAAAAACCCGCACTTGGCGGGTTCTTAATTCTTTTAAGCTTGCATCTCGTCTTCTTCGAATGGGAGCAAAGGCGTAATCTTTTGCTTCAGCTCCTCAACCTTACTTAATGCTTGAGGTTTGTACTGCTTACCAACCAAACATAATGTTCTTCCAGCATTTGAAGCAATTTCAGTAAACTTCTCAAACTCTAATACAGCTCTGTTGAATTGGTTCATTAATCCAAATGCTGTTTGTCGCAATGCTTTTTCACAGTTAATAAAATAACGTCTTGCAACCCGACCTTGTTCATTGTTTTCAACCATTGACAGCTCTTTAGCCATATCAATAGTTAATATGTATTCTCTTGAAGAACGCCCACCATTAGGTTTTTTGGGGTTTACCAAAAAACTAATATAGTCTTCATTTTCAATAAATTTATAGGTCTTAATCCGTTTTTTTATCCATGTGGCAAACATTTCCCCAGATTTAAGCCACTTATGCAATTCACGTGCATCAACAGAAGGCTGAACCTCTCCGCCAATATCTCTATCAACAACTGGAATTAAAGTTTCTTGGTTAATAAGCATATTCATGACATTAGCCCTCCATTGCCCTTAGAGATTTTGTTCTTATTACTTGCATCAAGAAGTGAGTCAGCGAACCCTTGCATATGGCTTATAGCTATAACTTGTTCGCTAAGCGATTGTATTAACCAGCCAACATCATTGAATGTTCCTAACGGTATTTCTTCATTTGCGTTGGCAAGCAATACACCAATAGCACTTAATCCCTTTAAAACTGGAAGGTTTGCATTTTCCGCAGCGCGTCCTACAGATTTTAGAAAATTTTCTTCATCTGCTGAAACAGAACCGTTTTGATCTGTTACCTTCTCAAGAATCTCAATAGGAATGGTTGGCAGTAGATCGGTAATATCTAGAACCTTGTCTTTATCAAATTCGAATGGTATATTTAACATAGTTATCTGTCCTCTGGGACACAGCTAAACCTTGTACAATCTTGGCGGATGGCAAGGTTTTTTTGTGCCTGTTAAATTTCATGCTTTCGCACTCTCTTTGCTTTGTAAAAATTGTTTAATCGCTTGGTTAACAACATAGGTCAATGAGCGATCTTCCTTTTCTGCAATTTCCTTCAATTTCAAATGATCAGTATCATCAAAAAATCGGATTTTTAATTGCTGTTGATTTTGCTTTGCCATAATAATCTCCACAATAGTACCAAGGAGGTACATTTATAATATGCACCTCCTTGCGACCATTGTCAAGTACCTCCATGGTACTTTATGATCAGTATTTCATTTTTGCGGTATATGGTTTATTTCAATGAGCGAGAATCAAAAAGACCCTCAATACAAACTAAGGTGGTCTGAAGAGTTACGTGACAAGGTGGCTGAATCTGCCAAAGCATATAAGCGCTCAATGAATGCAGACATTATTGCCCGTCTTGAAAGAAGCTTTGAGCAGGAATCAGACTTGTCACCGCTTAATATGCCCCCTGAAGAGTTAGAGGCACGTCTTACCAAAGTTCTAGAAGAACGTGAACAAAATAAAAATAAAGATGCAGAACTCAACATTGAGATTTCATCTGAATCTGAGAAAGACAAAAAGATTCAAAGCCTAGAAGAACAACTCGCTAATTCCATGAAAATGATGGAAATGATTACAGGCATGTTCGAGTCAATGCTTAATGGAACCCAAGATGAATATATGGATAAAGTTTTTAAGAAATATCCAAATGTTAAAAAGTTCTATAATAAGTCTTTAGAAGAGTCTAAAAAGTTAATTGATGATGAACTGGACAAAGATGACCCAGTTAAAGGCTCTTGGTAACCCCCCCATATATTAAAAGCACCTCACGGTGCTTTTTGGCGCAATAAAAAACCACCTAGGGTGGTTATTCAGTTTGATTATTTGCATCAACTTCAGGAAGGTGAACTTTGTATTTTCTAGGAGTGTCTCCAGAGATGTTTACACCCCGTTGCATTCTTAATAACAATTCTGCACTTACCGGATCGGCTGGACGCCAAGGACCATCGTTAACACATTTTATCACATGTTCAAAATCTTCTATTTCAAGTTTTCGATAAAGCACATAACTGTCATGCTGAACAAAAGGATGTTCGCCTTTTTTAACTATACAGGCTGAATCGTAATACTTATCCACATAGAGTGTTGTGATGTTAACTCTTACAATGCAAATTTTATTACCATAACCAAGTTGAGTGTATTTACTTGGGTCAAATAGTACAACATTCAGATGGTCCTTTAAGCCATCTGGACGAAAAAAAGCATCCCCAACTTTACCTTCCCAGCTCATTAGTAATCAGCATCCTAACAACATAAGTTTTTATTTTCCTGATTCATTCTAACCTCAGATTCCATATCTTCAATAATATGCTTCTGAAGTTCTTGATTAAATCCCAATGCAGAGAATAAATCATCATAGCGAATTGGAGTGCTACTTGCACCAGGATCACTCCACTCTGGACAATGAGTATGAGTCCAATCAACTAAATCCCATCTTGATAAGTGCCCAAATTGTTGCCATACATTATTTAATAAAGAGATATCATTATCACTCAATTCAAGCAAATCATCTTCGCTTCGAATCATACTCTTATCTCTTAATGCAACTTCATTATTTGAGCGATCAGATATCCACTCATTCCAAAACTCTTGATGACGAACAGCCCCATTCATAACATTATATGTTATTGATAAAACAGGACCATGCCTCATGGAAACTAAACTATCTCCAATAAATGGGCGATGAAATTTTCTAAAAGACTCTCTTTCAGAAATATAAAGTAATTTCATGAGCTTAAGAATTGGCAAATGTCCATTAGCTTTAAACAGAAAAAAAGCTGCTGCTTGGGTCAACTTTTTTTCATCAAATAAAAAAAGATTATCCATAGCTGGCAATTCCATAAGTTTAGACTTGATAAGAGGTGGTAAAGATAAGCAGGGTTATAATTAATATTGTATTCGGCACCTAGAGGCAACGTATTTACAATACGTTTACGATTATCGCAGTGTTTATCGTACCTCAATCTAGGCGTGGTGTATTTATACCGCGCTGCGACTACATTGATAGAATATTTGATAATGACATTCCTGTCAATAAGGAATTTTAACGGGAATGTCAAGGGAATAGGCGTATTATGTAACATCAAGTGCGCTATATCACGTCGCATAGTCTAGATTATGCACCAAAGTTAGTACTTAAGTTTTCGTCGTTCGTTGCGTCGCCTTCTTATGCGCCTCATCCAAAAACATATCGTCGAGCGTAAAGATACAGTCATTAAAGATGTAACGCTCAACTGGTAAATCATATTGCTCAACATAAGCATTAATTGCTGAGATATCTAACGCCAGAGGAACACCTTGTTCATAGCGTCTAGATCGTGCAATGGTGTTATATGCAGACAGAATTGCATTAGCTACATAAGAATAGTCAGGCGCATCAGGAAGCTTTACACCGAGGGCTTCTCTTTGCTTTTTTTCGTGGTCCGTGAGACCCGCGTATTTGTTGGCGTAGGTGTAGAGGGTTGTGACTTTCCCACAACATCATCTCGATATTGGTTCGCATCTGATTGAATCTTTTCTGATTCAGTTCGAATAAAGGACCAGAGAGAAACCCCTAAATCGCCCATGTTAAGCAATTTCGTAGCGTTCTCTGCATTGTATGCAGGTTCGGACTTTAACTGTTCGCCATTAGGACCTTCTTCGACAAATACAACACCCTTCCAGTCTTCAATTAAATGGCATGCAACTGCTTCCAATAGTAATTCATGAAAGAGTTTGTCATCGGGTGAAGCTTTAGCAACATCAAATCCTTTAGCTGTGATTTGGTTATTCGCACGTTCTAAAGCTACTTGATAAGGCTTATATCCAATGCCTCGGATCTTGAAATCAGCAAGTACATTACCTTCTTCATCTTTATATTCGCGCCACAAACTAACGTCTTTATTTCTTTGAATATTGACTTCAAGAGCCATGTTATTTCTCCAAAAAAGAAGGCAGCAATTAAGCTGCCAAATCAGTATTAAGGTGTAACTGGCGCAATCACACGAGTAATAACTGGCGATACGCGAATGTGGTTGTAGTTGATGTCGATTGTGATGGTGTCTTCACCACCGCCATCTGGATGCGGTGCTTCAGCGACTTCAAGTTTAGGGAACTCAAAGGCGTAACCATTACCTTTACTATCTTCAATAGAGAATTCAAGAGGCATTGTATCTCTCGACTTGATGAAGTCGATATATGCCGCTGACTGAGCCGAGAACATGTATTGAGTGTTAACAGTTACATCTACAATCTTTTCGAGATAAGTTGTTGCTGTGAGCTTCTGAGAGCCAATACAACGGATTGCTTCCATATTGTTATTAATGGTCAATTCAAGCGACTGCATACAAGCAGTACCAACCACAGTTTCACCATTAACTTTTAGATCTCCAACGTTAAGCGCTGAAACAAGAACTAAATCAGGAACAGGCAAAGGTGAAGTTACAGGGTTTGTAGTTGTACGCTCAAACAAAGTGCCCATCAAGCCAAATGTCGCTGTGATTTTTCCAGTAGTGGCAATCGACATTGTAAATTCATTGAAGCGCACACCACGGTAAATAAATACTTGGTTAATGTCTTCATATACTTTGACGAAAGTAAATGTTTTTCGCACATTCCCGCCAAAGTTAAGAACATCACTAGCCCAGTTATTCATTGCTACAGCTGATAAGAAGTCATCGAACAGACCAACGGACAATTCAGTCTCTAAGCTCCCCACAACTTCTGCTTCAGTAGCGAAACCACCTTGACGGAAACGGGTATCTGCAACACTGCTTGAAGTTTCTGTAGTGACGTTTTCAGTTAGACCATCAGTCACACGACGAACAGTTTTCCAAACGGGTGTGGTTGGTAAAACTTCTGGGGTTTGCTCTTCAGCATAATATAATTTTATACGTGCACCAGAACTCATCTAAGTTCTCCTTAATTTTCGGGCATTAAAAAGCCCTCGAATTGAGGGCGTTGGATTTTGGGGAAGATTTACTCATCTAAAATTTGACCATGAATACCATTTAGCAGCTTTTGCAGGCTTTCATGATGAAGAACAATATGCTTGTGATCCGGGTTAATTCGGCTAATATCAATGGTTAGCAATATTGCCTCCTTGATACTTTCTACAGGCTCTATGCTAGTAAAAATATAAGTTTCATCATTAATAACTACATCTGCATAACCATCTTCTTCTGTGCTTGGTCTGCACTCCACCACAATGTAAGCAGGAAGATTATTTGTCATTATCTTTATCCTCATCAAAATCTAAGGATGGTTGCGCTTCCTTAATCAGATCATCCAATTCTTTAAGCATAGCTGGCTTTGTTTGCTTACCATGGATTGATAGAAAGCTTGCTGCGCCTGACAGAGATTGGGTAATCAGCTCAAGTTGTGCTGAAAGCTTGCCAATGCGTACCTGTAGCCCATCTTTGAGTTGACGAGCCAATTCCTCTTGCTCGATGTAGTATTTGCGGATCTCATGACCTTTTTTATTGCGCTCCATCATCCCAAGGTGTTTGGTCATATCCACCGAGATGATGTACTCAATTAGGTTTTGTCCTGTTTTTGAAAGCTCCTCTTTTTTGAGGAGCTTAATAAAATCAAAATTCTCTTCAAAGCCACATTGTTTAATGCGTCGCTTAATCCAATCCGAAAAGTCCGTCTTAACCTCTAACATTTTATGTAGGTCACGCGCATTCACGCCGAGTTGGACTTTTCCATTTAATTCAACTTCGATAAATGGAGTTTGATTTTCAATTTTCACAATTGCATTCATATCGTTTACCTCGTTACCAAATAAAAAAGCCACACAGACATGCGGTAACGAGACATATCTGTATGGCAAAACGGTTAACCCAAGTTTGGATTTATCTTTAAAATTAGATATTTGAAGAAAATAAACTGGCAGGCACGTTGAACATGGAAACGTGCTTTTCGGGGATCAGCCTAGCCAGTGGTTGCCTGAGAGCAGGCATAAAAAAACCTGCCGCTATGGACAGGTTTGTTTAAAAGTTAAATTCGTTAATTGACGCGATAATTTATTGAAATGTTGTACTGAATGAAGTCCCCATTATTGCCGAGGTTCTGCACTTGTCCTTGTAAGACTTCTAACTGTCCGCTCGTAAAGTATTCAAAATGAGCTAACCAAGCATCAGCGAGCTTTGTTATATCAGCCTCATTAGTTTGAGGTCTTGCAAGGCAATTAATTGAAATAACCCCTGTTCTTCTGGTGCAAGGAGTATCACCTACACCAGCAATGATAGAACTGCCCCATAGAATATTTAAGTCACACCAAAGTCCATCTACAGGAATACTAATCAATGGGCCATTAGGGTATTGAATACGATTTTGCTCAATTCCAGTAAAGGCTATTGCTCTAGTAATAATGGCTTGTCGTGCTTGATCTAAAGTCATTGCCATTTTAACCACCGTATTTCTGAGCAATATAGTTAAAGGTTAAGCCGTAGACACCTTGAGGAGCTTGTCTTGAGTATCCACCTGTTGTTTTTGGTGTTTCTGGCTTATCAGTGAAGTTGCCATATTCAATTTTGGTTGCATAAGGCGCATTTGTTTGGATGTATACAACCGAATAAGGAACTAGACGAGATAAAGCGCTTGTGCCTTTGCTAATGGTTGAGCCACCGCCTTTGTCTTTCTCGGCTTCATTAAATGATTGGTCAGTCTGGTTTATGCTGACTCTGTGTGATGCTCTATAGGCTCCCGTGTCTACAGGACTGGCTAATACAACTCCACCTAAGGCATCAATGACAATATCTTTTTGCTTTTTGGTTAGATCGGCTTCAATCATTTTAGTGAATGCACTCGGTTTGCTGCTCCATCCCATGGCGTTATACCTTTCTTAGCTGGCAGAACCAACACGAATCTGCCGCATCTTGACCATAACTCACTACCCGATAATTACTACCTTCAATCACCCAAATGTCATTAACATCTGGTTCAACTAAAGTTCCTGCTGCATCTTTCACTTCATTTTGCAGGAGCACGCCTTTGGAGTCTGTTGCGCGGTAATCTATAGGCTTCACCAAATCTTTTGCCCAACTCCCAAATAAGACACCACGACCGCTATATACATATTCTGTGTAAGTATCTTCACCTGTAGCGGGATTGGAGCTAACTAATTTTTTCCGGGTACATGTGAAGGTAGCTACTGCGTCTGCAAGCTTTGTACTAAAAGCCTTACCTAATTTAGATTGAATTTTAGCTCTCATAATTAGATCTTCACTAATAGAATTACATTGCCAAATCCTTTGTCTAACCATGGCTTTAAAATTGATAAAGCAAGGTTTTCGCTCGCAGTATATGTTTTATGGGTGGCTGAATAGTGGTTTGAAACACTTGTTCCAGTTTGAGCTGATACTGTCTCGACTAAAACACCAGTTTCGACTTCGGTATAGAGGTTTCCATTCACAGCATCAGGTATTAATTCCACTGCTGCCAACAGAATTGCATCTTTTAAAGGCTGATTGTCTGTACTATCTGGCAATTTAAGGTTAGTAAGCCAAACATTGGTAATCATTACCGCGCGTTCTTTTGCACTATCACTACTTGCCCAATCGTTACCAAGTTTTGCATCGATGTCTGCCACGGTAATGTATTCAATCATGACTTATTCCTGATCTTTTGATTGCTTGCTATTTTTAGCGGGCGCCTTTGAACCGCTTGCCTGTGCATCGCCAGTATTCTCTGTTGATGGATTCTGATTTTCATTTGTTGCGCCAACTGGGGTGTCATCACCTTGCAGTTCTGCAATTCGTGCTTGCATCGCTGGCACATCATTTTTGAAAGCCATTAATTCTTCTTTTGCAGTCAAAAGCTGTTCTTCTGAGATAACCAGTTTGTTAGCCAATTCATCAAATTGCTCTATAGGGACAAGCGCATCATTAGTGACTTCACTCTCATCAATTGGTAGTGATTCACCTTCAATCAACTCATGTTCCAATGGATTGAATTGATCTACAGAGATAATTACGAAATCGCCTTGTGATTCATGGCTAGGTTTAATTTTTACTGTCTTAGACATTTCACTCTCCAAAAAGAATGGGGCCGAAGCCCCAAGTCATTAACCAAGCAAAATGATTGAATGCTCTGGTTTAACCATTGCACAACCCCAAGCAAGCGATACTTCGTATTGCACTTGGCGGTATTGGCGGTAAATAGCGATTTCAAAAGATAAACCGCTAACAGGATCAGTTACGATCATACGGTCATCGGCAGAGTCACCACCTTCTGGAAGTGCAGGAATACGTGTCGCCAATGCAATCGCAGATCGAGCAAACGCCAAGTTGCGAGTTGAAGTGGGCGCTACAGTAATTGCAGTTGCAGCTGCTGGAATAGCTTTTCGTAAGCCCGGCTTAGCAAGTGTGATAGTGCCGCCATTAGAAACATCAGTATCGCCGGCAACAACCACATACTGGTTGGTGTCACCAGCGAAGGTAATCACATCACCAGCAACGATTGTCCCTGTACCAGCACTTGCAAGCGTAATAGCAGTTGCACCAACTGCATAGCCTGCCGCATTCGTAGTCGCACTTGCACCTGTGCCAGATGCAGGAGTAACCACTTGTGCAGATTCACGGATAGCAAAACCATGCACATCTAAAAGCACACCACGACGTAACAACGAATCGTCATTAGCTTCATTTGCTTTGGTTAATTGACCAAGAGTTCGCATGTTAGCACCCGCAGTAGTATCAATTACTAACTGCAAATCACCTTTTGGTGCACCGTTATCTTGAAGAGCTTTAAGTGCTAGAGCACTGTCCTTCAAGTTGGTTGCAAAAGGCGTAGTGCCTGCTGTACCGACTGCTCGAGAAGCGCCAATTGCTAAACCTGCAACATCCGCTTCAACTTCATTTGCCAATGTACGCATAGCTTGAGCGAATTGATCGCGAAGAATTGTGTTGTAAGATGCCCCGTTATTATCAAGTGCAAGCTTTTCTTCACCATTCCAGCGAACTGGAACTCGACGAGCTTTAGTAATGGTCATATCAACCTTACCAATGTTTTGATCGCCATCATTAGGAGGTGTTACACCAGGATTAATATCTGTTGCAGTTGCCGCAGGTGCCACCGGTGAAGTTACAGTTTGTCCTTTAGCAGCGCGGTTATATGTCATGTCAGATGAAACTGCTGGAATAAAACCAGTTAATTCACGAGAAACAACATCAAGCGCATTATAAATAGTGACCGTTAAGCCAGTTAAAGTGTTAGCCATTTATTAGCTCCATTAATCAATTACATTGCCGCCTTTGCGGATATAGTTAGCTTTTTCTGTAGGGTTCATTGCATCGAACTCACTACGTTTAATTGTGTTTTTGCTGCCTGAATTGTTCCCGCCTTGACCACCAGCACCATTAGGTTTTGGGAAGAAGTAAGGTTTTGATTCACGAATATCTTCTATCCACTCTTTGGGAGTAAGTGGGGTTTTGCCATCTTTACCAATAATTACGTCACCATTTGCATCGATCGCTACAGCATTGCCGTTTTCATCCAAGGAAAACTTAGATAAAGCGAGTGCTGTAATGTCGTCTGTCGCTTCTGGTAGTCCTTGTGCAGCACTAAATGCTTGTGCAATTTGACCTTTGACTACAGATTGCTTAAATTTATTTGCATATGCTTCCGCTTTGTCAGCTCTCGCCTTTTCCGCATCAAATAACTTTTGATGTTCGGCTTTCAATCGCTCAGTACGTTTTCCGAATACTTCGTCAATCTTGCCCTCAGCAAGCAATTTCGTTTCTTCGTCTTGTCCAGCTTTTTGAAGCAAGCCTTTAACTGCATCAATGTCCAGACCTTCAAATTGGCTTTTAAAATTGGTCAACTCATCAGATAAGGATCTATTCTTACCAAGAAGCTCATTGTTTTTAGCTTTAAGTCCAGAAACATGTTGTTCAACGTATTGGTCTAACTGTGCTTTGATTGCAGGATCTTCAAAATTAATGGTTGTTGAGCCTTGCCCACCAGAACCACCCTCACCCCCATCTGCACCAGCTTGATTTTGTAAAGACATTAATTGGCGTTTTAAAAATTCAGACATCTAAAATCTCCTAGAGATACCGCCTTGCGGATTTAATTGTTTGAGCCTTTGGCTTTGCTTCAGGCAATAAAAAAGCAGCCGAAGCTGCTAAGGTTTGAATTAAGTTATTTTACATATTTCTATAAATAACTGGCTTTAATGCTTGAGATGCAATCCAAATATCGTTACGACATACAGGGCAATTCAACACATAGATAGTTTCGTTTCTATCGCTCATGACTCGCAACTCATTCTTTTGAAATTCGATAACTGAATAACACTTGCCACATGAGTCTCTATAGGTCTGCAACTCGGGCAGCACACCTCGACTAATTACTTTCATAATCCCAACCTCTTAAACATTTCTTCATCAAGCTTTTTGAGTTCAGCAAGTGTGAATGGCTGACCTGTAAGCGGATCAATAAACTTATCCAGAGAATATTTGCCCTCTTTGAATAGTTTGTATCTTGTCGGCCCAAGCCAAGACTTTTGAAAAGCTGCATCTTGTTTATCAAACCAACCTTTGAAAGTTGTATTTGAATCCACAACGCCTATTTCACCCTCACCATTCACTTTATTGTTGAATGGCCGCATACCAATGGTTTTTCCTGAGTCATCAGAAACGGGAATCAGGATTGATCTACAGTTTGGGTGAAGTGGCGGCACTGGATGAGGCTCATCCTTCTTGTAAACCCTGTCTGAATAACCCATACAGATTTTAGAAGTACGGCTATCCAGTGTTGCAATGAACTTTACGTACTCAACACCAATGGACTGATATGTTTCATTCAAAGCCACATTGGACACATGACTTCGAGCAGTGCGAACCATGGTAGAAATCTGGTTTCTGCTCTGATCAAGCAAACCGTCTTGATAGTTAAGTGCTTTCTTGCCTTTAATTCGCTGAACAATCTGCTGATTAGTCTGGCCTTTAGATAAACCATCTCGAATAGTTTGCTCTACCCTCACGCGTGTATCATCAGCAATTCTCGCAAATATAGAATCAAGCAGCACACCACCACTCAAAGGCGTTTTCTTTGCCTTGTTGAATAGTGTCTTTCCATTTGGTTCTATTTTGCGATTAGCGAGAGTTTTAGCTTGATATGAAGCTTCATACACCGCTAATGCAGTAGCGCTTACTGTGAAGCTCTCAAGCAATCCTGATGCAACACTTGCCTGCCAAGTCTGAACTAATGTCCTTACTTCTTTTAATGCTGGTGTTGTGTATTGTCCTGCCATCAATGCAGTCTTTTCAGCGTCACTCAAATCATCTAATAAGTCTCTTAACTTTGAAATCATCTCATTTGAGAGTGAATCAAACTGAGTTAAGAGATTATTGATTTCAGTAGATGAGAGCCGGTAAAGGTAAGCTTGATGTGTTACCAGAGCATCAAGTAGTGCCTGTTGTGACATCTGAGTTGCCATTAGTCACCCCTGCAACATATCCAGTCATAGGACTGTTGGTCATTTCAGTTTCAATGCGCTCTAGTTCTTGGGAATATTCAATATCAGGGATTTTTCCAGTACGAATGTAATCCCAATAGGTTTCCATAGAGATTTTATTCCCCAATACAGCCTCATAGAGCTGTTTAGCAAGATTTACATCAAACCCTAATGAACCAAAGTCAGGCTTAACATTGAAACGGTAATCTTTGTCACTAAGCCCTAGCCACAATGCGCCATATTTAATGACCTGTTCAATTGCTTCAGCGGCTGCAATAACCATGCCATACAATGTCGAATACTGGTCATCTTGACGAGCTTTGCGCGCTTCACCTGACTCAGCCCCACCGATGTCCATTACACGAGCACCAGCTTCTAAAGCTGCATTCTTTTGGTCACGCATTGCAGTGCGCTTAGCTTCTATTCCTACACCTTGGATTTCGAGATAACCGCATTGCCCACCTTGTGGTAATTGCCATGCAGCCATTGGACCCGTCACACGCAAAGGCTTATCTTCATCAACACCTGAAACCCAAGGTTGAGGATGACTAGTTAAATGCAACTCTTGGAAATATTCAGCACTTAACTGGTAATACTTAATAGCCGCCTTAGCCATTGTCATTAAAGGCATTTCATCAATTGAAGGCGTATTATTCATACTGCCAACATAAACAACAGGAATAAACGAAAGTGTCTTATTACCTAAGCCCGGATATGTTTCTTCACTGACTGTATTATCATCAGCAAATAATCTTGATCTGTATTTGCCGTCAATAATATCTAGAGCGCGATAAAAGCACTCTTTATTGTGAGCAAATTCATCTTCAGAATTATCGTGAGCTTCTTTAAATACTGAAAGCGTCAAGTCTGTTCGCCCTGCAACAGTCTTTTCTTTCCAGTTAATGCCGTCTTTTGCCCAATACAAAGCAATATATGGCTTTCCTGTGTCATCAAAATCAAGCATTAAAGCACATCGTGCATAAGATAGCTGCGCCTCAACTACTCGCAAAAATAGTTGCTTCAAACCGAATCCATCAGTTGTTGCTTGTTCAATTAATGACTTTAAACGTGAATCAACAATATTAATATCTGGCTCTAATTTTGATACCAAACCAATCATTGCTCTTTTAGAATCACGCACCCATTCAGGATATTCTGCGCGTTGCTTGAAAGCTTCATAGATGCATTTATTTTTTTGATCTACTTCTTCAGCCATTATCATGCCTTGGGACTTTGGTAAAAGCTTTTCACCTTGTTCTTTTACACAACGCTCCCCACCCAAGGCATAATCCATAAATTCCCAATCCGGCATTGCCTTTGCATAATCCGGATGAACAGTACTAACTGTCATAATTCACCTACAGTAGTCCAAAAATTGAAGTTTCTCCCACTGTCTTTTTGTTTAATGGGAACATATAAGCAACTGGATAAGTGCCAGCGTCATTAAGATGGTCAAACCCTGCTTTCTTGTCTGGCTGACCATGATCATCGTAGATTTGTCGTTCAAGACTTCTTGCAAACTCAGGACATTGCTTCAAATTCACATACAAGCGTCTTTCGCCGATTGTGTTACATAACCGTCCATTCATTGAGTTGATACGATCTTTTACAGCAGGGTTTTTGCTATTAACTTGAACCTTAAAACCAGCTTTCTTGAGTAGTGCAATGTCTGTCTCACTTGCATTGCTGGATTTGCGATTATCACCTGAAGCATCTGGGTAAACGATAATCTCGTGATCCTGATATTTAGCTTTGATTGCTTCAATCATCGCTGGTGTGTCGAATAGATTCTTAAACTCACCTACTGCATAAAGCTCTTCACCATCTCGAACGTAGACAACTGCCGCCATTTTCTGCACGTTAAAGTCCATGCCGACATGAAGAACATCACCTTCTTTTACAATCCTTTCTGTGCAGTTAAAGGTGCGCTCAAAGCAGTAATAAATTACACCTTGATAAGTCTCAAAACTTGCTTCGTATTCTTGCCGAAAAGTCTTTGGGTCCATCTTGCGACGAGCTACATCAATTTCGCTTTCTGGGATGTTACCGCCTTGTAATGATGTATAAATCCAGCTTTTATGGTCAGGCTCTCGACCATCTTGTCCATCCATCCATGTGTCATAGCAGTGGTTGTAACCTTTTGGCGTCCCAATTCTCAGAACATTACCACCTACTCGCTTCACACCATTAACGACGTATTTACAGGTTGAAAGCATTGGACGAAGTACTTCTTCCCAAGCAGCCCATTTACAATCGGCCCATTCATCAATGATTAAGAAAAATAAACCAGATCCACGAAGATCATCGTAGTTGTCCAAACCAACTACACGAATTACATGACCACTTTTTAAAGTGATAGTACATTCAGTTTCGTTAGGTTTACCAAAGCGCCAAGAAGGCGGAATAGCCTGTTTTAACCTTTTCCAGAATACACGCTTAGCCTGCTTAAAGGTTGGTGCTGCATACCAGATTTCATCCTCTACAGATACATTCCACTTTTGAGCCAATCTTGCAGCTCTTCGCATCTCTGCTTTTGCTAGAAATGTTTTACCAAAACGCCGACCACAAACTGCATCTCTAAAACGCGCTTCAGGTTGCCAGCCCCAAACATAAATATTTGCCTGTTTTGGTGTAAGTTCTACTGCACCTTCAGGACTAAAGGATAGGTTCATTTGGCAAACCCTCGTCTGGTTTTAGATCAAGGCGGTAATCTTCTTCAGGCGGTTTTTCTTTAGGTGGATTGACTCGGCGTTTAATTTCTTCAAGCTCAAGCTTTTTGATTTCAAGCTCAATTTGTTCCTTCTCAGACAAGCCACTTGGACCAGCACTTTTACCCGACTGAAGCAAACCCTGTGCTTGCTTAAGCACATTTTGGCGCATGACTTTATTTTTACCCCAATCGTCATACATCTTTTGCAGTTCTTTAAAATGAAATGCTTTATTAGCAATCGGTATATCTTCGATATTTTTTTTAAAATCTTCACGAGTTCTGTAAAACAAGTCCTTTAATTTCTGACTCATTTTCTCGCCAGTTGGCTTGGTTGGATCGTAATTTGCGCACTGCATTCTTTCGATCTCAACCTTAAAATTATTCTTTACAGAGTCAGCTACTTGTTGAGGTGTTTCAAAACAAGCAAGACTTTGAACTATAAAGATTTTCATAGGTTCAGTGAGTTTTGCCATAATCACCCCTTTGTATAGCTACGTAAAGACTTCTCCTACGCAAGTTTTAATAAACATGTCCCACATGCATGAGCAATATTAGCTCGAGATATAGTTGGACCATCATTTGCAAGGTCTACCATTTTCTTAACTTCTTCTGATGCACCATAGCGCTGCACCACACCATGAAATTCTTCTACGTCATGCCCACGTAAAAACAAACGTGGTTCTCCGACAGATGTGTATTCAAACTCACCAGAGTCCTTGTTTTTCTTATGTCCAATATGGTAAAGCTCATGCTCAACAAGAGCACAGAAATCAACATCACTCATGACCTGACATACACGAGCATCCAGAGTGATGATGTATTTTGGTATATCACCAAACCAATTGATCAATTGCAGCTCCTGACGCTGTTTACGCCACCCACCTACATTGATCATCACTTTCTCGGTTTGACCATATACCCGTTTATCTTTCGCCTCACATTTAGCATAGGCCCATAAGAATGAAATCTCAGGAGGTTGAAAGCTTAGAAGGTGTTCATGATCTGGATTGTGAAGTTTTCCCCACTCACAAAGAAAGGTTTCTTCTATCCATGGCCATAAATCGTTATTAGCGGGTTCAAAATGCAGCAGACCACCACTATCAATTAAGTCTTCATCATCTGCATAAGGGTTATCTTGTTCAGGCGGATAAGGTCTTTTCATAATTACCACCCTTTAATATGGATCATCAGGCGATCTAAGGAAAACACCCAACTCTTTTGATGCATACGCCTGTATTAACCCCATGTACTCAGAGAACTGTTTTGTACTTAATCTTGTTGTAGAAGTTTCTCTAATTACACCATTAGCAACTGCTTCATATTGTTCTGATTCTGATTGTTTAAGCATTGTGATTGCATGGCACATCTCGGCATATTCTTCATCATCTCGGCGAAGAATGCTAATTAGGAATTTCTTCTTGAATTCAAAGTGAAGGTCTTCTTTATCTTGACCTATTTTATTTTGAACCTCTGTGAGCCAATCCCAATATAGTGCGTTTTGATTAATGGATCTTTTAGTGCTTTGGGGTTTAATAGTAACAACTAAAGGCTTTCCTTCACCCGCTGCCTTCGAATGGTTTTTGTTTAGATAATTCGTCACATAGTTGATGTCAGAATGGTTTTTGATGACGAATCTCGGTTCCATTTAAAACACCTCATCATCTTTAAGATTAAGCATCCGCTCTGTTTTTTCCAACCACCGCTCAAACATGGCTTCTGATTCTTGTCTTGTGCCTAAGTTAAATTGATCGAATAAACCATGGCAAATCGCACACAAGGGTACTGTAAACTCGTCTGAGGCTTTTATTCCTTTTCCCTTGCCATGCTTACCAGAATTAGAATGAGCAGCCTGTGAGTGAGGATAGCCGCATATAACGCATGGTAGTGCTCTTATTTCGTTTAGCCTCTTTGTCGAACGCATTTTCTAGGTTCTCTATTCTGGTTCTGAGAGTATTTACTTCACGCTGACATTCAGTCTTAAACGTATGGCTGCTGAATAAATGGTTATAGTTTTCTAACCGGCTAAGATTACGTTTATAGATTTCTAAATTCTTCTTCGCTTCGATTGTGTCCATGTTCACCCCAAAAAAGAAAACCCCGTCAAAGGACAGGGCTACAAACACTTAATCTTTCCACACTTTCTGCATTCTTTGATTGGGTCGTCGTTGTAATCCGATCCATATTCCCAAACATGAAAACAGAATACTTGCCTGATGATTCGGAGCATGTGAACCTCCAAAAAGCAAAGGAAACGTAGCGAAAGCTTTTAGAAATGCTTTTTATCTTCAACAGTTAGAGGATGAAAAATCATATAAGCTTCAACTTGATCTAACTTGATAATATCGCCAAGATCAGGACGATCTACTGTAAGAGTGAAATGTTTATCTTCACTATCACACATATCCCACACAGCAGGCAGGTAATCAATTGACTCACTGTCAACTTTGACTGCTAGTACACATAATTGATTTGGTTTAGTTGGTGCATGTCGGTTTGATAGCCAAGCCATTCTTCTTCTCACTTTCCAATAGGCAATAAAAAAGCCCACGATTAAGTGAGCTTTGATGTGTTGGTCTTCGGAAATCCGTAATACGACCAGTATATAAAAACTATACTCTTGTTTCCGCAATAATGGAATACCTACACTTTCATATCTTTGTAAGTTTTTCTTTTGTAGGCTTCAACTGCTTTGCCTGCTTCATCAATTGCCGAATCAATTGCTAAAGTCATCAATGTTTCATAAGGCTTCCATGTCTTGCGGTAGCACTCTATGTTCATCTGATGGCTCTTAAGACCTGCATAAGCCAAGCGCCCTTTAGCTGTGTAATGTTCTTCTAACTCTGGATTTAATGCGAAGTCTAATACTAGGCGAGCAATCAACCATGCTAGGTGATATATAGCGACATGTTCAGGCTCTCGCTTCTTATCAACTGCGGCATTTTGAACCATGATCTTCGCCAAATGATTACGTACATACTCATAATCACTTTCCGACTTGCCTTCAAAAATAATCAGTGCTGTGACTGACTTTGCTAACTGGGTATCCATTGAAGCAATAGCACCCAAGCGGTCTTGATAGTTCAATGGTTTCTCTCCTGTTCCGCGAATCACTGGCTCAATACTTGGTGAACTCGCAGTTAAACCATGAGTCAACCATTCAAAACGTTCAAACTTCTCAACTGCTACTGCATTCATACCGTCACCCTCAAATAGTTTCTAAATCTAAGATTGTTATAGTTCCCCAATGAACTGCACCGGTATCAATCCAATAGCAGTTATCACGCTTACATGGCTTTTGAGTTACTGTGTGCCCCATAATCACTGCATCCACACCATTTACATGTGTGTATTGCTGATTGTCAGTATCAAGACGCTCTCGGCCCCACATCGCTAAATCTGATGGAGCGCGGTTTTTAGATGGCTGACTAAACGAGTCCTTAAACTCATTCCAATCATTCTGTTCGATATGCCCATGCACAATTCCGATCTTTTTACCCTTATGGTTTATCTCCAAAACAACTGGTAGTTCAGAGAAGACTTTTGCAATGTTGCACATGGCTTGCCCATCAAGCATGTAGAACCACTCACCACCATTGTCTATGTGGCAACGCTTATATGACTGATCATGCAGACCACCAATGCATAGATCTTCATGATTGCCACGAACTGATGTGAACCATGGCTTAGAAAGCAACTCGATACATTCAAGATTCTGTGCACCACGATCAATGAGATCACCCACTGCAACCAAAAGGTCGTTTTCAAAGTCGAATTCAATTTCTTTGAGGCGATTCATCAACAAGTTGTAGCAGCCGTGAATATCTCCAACTGCATACAGCTTGCCTTTAATTTCTTTATCCCAAACCTTCACCAATCCCATCACGCCACCTCAAATCATCAAATACTTTTTAATTTCATCTATGGATTCATCTGCACCGAAGCAGACTTTGCACATGTAACCTTGTTCTTCTAAGCGTTGAATCATGAGCCTTTGACTTGGTTGTAACTTCCCTTTCTTTGACTTCAATTCAATCCAAAGCCCGTGTATCTCACCATTTGGGACAATTAGCTGAAGGTCTGGAACACCAGCCTTCACGCCCAACTTCTTAAACTTTGCAGCTTCAAGGATGTTTCTTGAGCCACCATTAGGAATATGAAACAGGTAATCACTCAAACGTCCTGAACCATACTTCACACGATGCACCCAACTCATGAGTGTCATCTGTTCTTGATCTTCTGTAGGCACTCGATTAAATCGCTTTGAACGAGCTGCCTTTTGTGACTGGACCCTTTGAGCCTCTTTGAATGTGGTCATTGGTCACCGTACTCCTGATAAGCCCTTAACATTGCTTTGTAGCACTCACGACGCTTCTGATTTGTACCTGAATGCACATCCGAACCCTTGACAGGATTCATTACAACATGACCAGCGTTTAGCATTCTTTGAGTTGGTTCTTTTGGCACAATCACATAATTGCCACTATTAAGTTTTTGCAGAGCTTCCATATCCTTTTGCATCTGATCAGAAACTCGATCTTTCATCATCTGCTTTGCAAAAGCTTTTTCAAACTCGCTTTGAGAAATACCTTTAATCATTTCATTATCAAAATTCATTGTTATTCCCCCTTGAGCGCTTGCTCTAACTTCTTGCCAATCTCAAACATTGACCAGCTCTTTTGAAGGTCTGATGCAATAGACATAGCCTTTGCAATGATTAGTCCCTGTTGATCCACCCGCTTTTGCAGCTTCAGCATGTTTATGCCTTGTTGGATGTATAAGGTTTGCAGCTCGTCACGCTCTTTCTTGATCTTTTTAAAGTGAACTTCATGACCAATCACTTCACCGTGATGAGATGCTTTAAGCTCTGTAATTTCTTGATGCAAATCAATAATTGCCTGAGCCTTCACACGGTTTAAGCGCTCAAGTTCTGCAATGCGCCCATGATTACCTTTTATTGTGGCTTTAAGCCCCTCCACTTTCGCTTGCAGTCCATCAACCTCTGCTTGTCGGATTCTCCATCCATACCAAGCAGCATTTAAAGAAGATGCTATACGAGGATTGAATTGATCTAATGGCTTATAGACTCGTGCCACTTCATCAAATTTAACTTCAGTGAATGGCGACTTATTCGGGTTAGGCTCATAAGCCTTTTCGAAACCTTCTCTTTGTTTATCCATCTCAAACATCCTTTGATTGGCAGTTAGGCGAAATGTGGTTTTCTGGTTTGTCTAGGGTTTCTAATTCCCTCGGATTCGAGGGTTTATCAATGCGGTGACCTGCTGCGATTTCTTCTGGTGTTGCATGTTCGATTTCACCCTTGGTTGTATGAAGCCTCCAGTCTTCACCATTCTTTTTGAAAGTGCATTTGATTAGGCCTTCTTGAATACTTGTAATTTGATAGATAGATTCAGTGCGCTTGTCTGTACGCACTATCCAATCCCCGACTTTAAACTCACTCATGGCTGGCTCCTTCACACATGCGCACGAAATCAGCTGCAAAACTTGGAGTAGTTGCAAAAGACTGAGAAAGGTATTGATTGGTGGTTGTAAGAAAGTCTCTACTGCATAACCCTCTGATTTCATAACCACAAGAAAGTGAACAAATGCCAAGGTCTTTACTATCAACAGCATCAACAAATAGCTTTCCGCAATTAATACACAAGCAAAGTCGATCTAACTTTTCCGCCTTCTTTAATGGAAATACGATCATGCTCACACCGCCTCCTTGTAACGTCTAGTCATGTTTATCTCCTAATCCGTTAGTTCTACTTCGTAATTGATTAAGGTGTGATAAACCTTGCTATCCAATTGATCTTTATAGAGATTGGCTACTCTTTTAATTTCCTTTTCTTTTTCATTCTTGTACCAGTAGAAAGCGTCCATCGCATTGTCAAACTTTTGGCACATTTTGTTGTGCCCATTAACTTTTAACTGAGCCTGAAACTTTCCTTTCCACTTGTTAAATGTCACACCAATTGGATAATCACCCCTTGCACTATCACTTTTGCAAAAAAGTAGATTTATTGCGGGAGGTACAAAACATGTAGTTTCATTTGAGTAATGCTTGTTTCCTTTAAAAAGAATGTCTTTGTCCAGCTGCCAACGTTCATTAAGACACTTATCAAAATTGGCTTTCCCTTGAATATCCTTTTCAAAATTTGAAAGGGTCAACCAATCCTCTGAACAAGTAACACCTTTGTATGCAGGTTGGCGTTTCTGGAAAGTTTCTGAATAGCAGCGCTGTATGACACCTGACCACAGGTAATACTCTTTAATTAACTTCCCATCTTTTCGAACAGGAGTGTTCCAGTCATTTATTCCAACCCCGAAGATCAACTTCTTTTCAAATCTCATTTTTGATCTCCTGTCATGGCTTCCTGCTTAAGCTGGTCTAGCATTTTCAGCTTTCTTAATTTCTCATAGAGGTTCGCTGCTGCTCTTGTTTCTTCATTACGAGTACCGAGGTTGTACGCTCTACGCAGCTTCATCATTGAGTTGTAATCTGCAAATTCGATCATATCGCCACCCAAAATAGTTGTTTTGCCTTGTCGGTTGGTTTGAGTCCCATTGGTCGTGCATTATCAGATTGCAAATAACCGGCTTCTCTTAATTGGAATGCGAAGCGTTTTGATTTTGAATAATTACAGCCGATCCATTCTTGAATATCCGAGATAGAAGTCTTGCCACGTTTTTCAATTGAGTTCTTTAAAACCAAAGCCATTTTTTCGAATTGTTCTACTGTGCTGTGTTGCTTCATACCGCTTCTCCAAATAGGTCAGGCTGCATGTCTTTCTCGGTACCTGCTTGAGCAATACGTTCTTGTGCTATTTCGAAGTACTTCTGCTCTTGCTCAATCCCAATGAATGAACGACCTGTATTTACACAAGCAACACCTGTGGTACCGCTTCCCATTGTGTTGTCTAGTACTGTTTCACCTTCGTTTGTGTATGTGCGAATCAAGTACTCACAAAGAGCAACTGGCTTCTGTGTTGGATGAAAATTAGCTTTTTGCTTATCACTACTGAATAACTGAACTGAACGTGGGTACCGCTCTGTTGAGTCGTATGATTTGATATTTACTTGCTTGCCGTAATGCTCTGACCCAATGTCTTTACGCTTAGCTGTCTTGCGTTCATGACCAAAGGTTTTCATTGGGTTGAACGTTGGTTTAGCCTTGTAAAACACGAGGATGTTTTCATGTGCACGTAATGGCTGAAAATGAGCATTAAAGAATCCAGTAGCTGCAGGTTTCTCCCAAATCCACTCATAACGGAATAGTTTTAGGTTTGATGTTGCAAGTACTGCTGTGAATGGTTGAGCAGCAAATAAAACAATTGCCCCATTCTCTTTAATCACTCGTTCGTACTGTTTCCAAAGTGGTTCAAATGGAATAACAGCATCCCAACTGCAGCAAGTGGTCCCATATGGCAAATCACAAAGGATCATATCCACGGTACCCGTTTCAATTTCCTTCATACGCTCAAGGCAATCGCCTAACATAAGATTATGTTTCACGCTGCACCTCCAAACTCTTGCAAGCTAGCGAGATAAGCAGGATCAAGATCTGCAAATGTTGCTCTTGCTAAATCAGTTCCTAAACGTACAGTTCCTACCTCACCATCACGGCACTTTCCGATGATGATTTCAGCAGTTCCTGCATCTTTTGAGTTCTTGTCGTAAACTTCGTCGCGGTAAATGAAAAGAATCACGTCCGCATCCTGCTCCAATTGCCCAGATTCGCGGAGATCAGCATTAACTGGACGTTTGTTAGGTCTGTTCTCTAAGTTGCGGCTAAGCTGAGATAAAGCGAATACAACGCAATCAAATTCTTTAGCGATTGCTTTCAATCCTTTTGAGATTTCCCCAATAGCTTTTACTTGGTTGTCAGTAACTACTGGGCTTTTCATGATTTGTAGGTAATCAACGAAGATTGCGTCTACACGGCCATACTTAGCTTTAAGTAATCTTGCTTGACGACGGACATCAGAGAGTGATGCATTAGCCGTGTCATCAATTCCGAATTTGGCATTTTCAAGCATCTTGTTAGCCTGAACTAAACGCCCCCAGTCATCATCCTCAAGAAACTTAGACTTGATATTGCGAAGCTTGATTTGTCCGACACCTGAAACAATACGGTCCCTGATTTCTTCCTCAGTCATCTCAAGTGAATGGAACTGAACAACAAGGTCTTGGTTGATTGCCATATCACTCATAATATTTTGAGCGAATGTTGTTTTGCCCATTGATGGACGGGCACCAATCAGAACAAAGTTGCCACGACGTAGAGCACCGATTTTGTTGTCTAGTGCAATGAATCCTGTTCTTAAGCCCGTTTCAACAAATGTGCCGTTCTTACGAGCTATATCGGCTTCATTAAGTTCAACGTAGAGACGTGCTACAAACTCATTCACATAGGTAAGTGATTTCTTCTCAGAGTTGTCACCGATTTCAGCAATCATGTTTTGTGTTTTGTTGAGCATGTCATCAAGATTTGTGGTGAAGTCCTTTGCCATACCTTGCATAAGCACAGAGATGTCTACGAACTTACGACGAACCATTAAACGGTGAAGCTTCTCGATGTGTTGTTCCAGTGTTGAAATAAGCGTAGGCGCTTCTGCATTCAGCGTAAGCATGTACTGCTCATCAATGTGGTGAAGATTCAATGGGTTTTTCTTGATTTCGTCCCATACAAGAATGAAATCAATTTGTTCACCACGATCGTGGATTGCTTTAATCGCATCAAAAATAATCTGATGTTTTCCTGAGAAGTAATCACGGTTTAGGCGTTGAACATATTGATCCACACCATCAGCAAGAGATAACAAAGAAACTAATACACCTTGCTCTGTAGGGACTGAATGTAAGTAATCCATTATTTAGCCCCCTTGTATTCTTTGCGAATCAATACAGGTGCATTACGCTTTGTTTCTGAATTATCAGAGTTGGTTTTATCCTGCTCTTTTGGGAACATATTGATAAAACGATCTAACTTTTCTGGTTCACGACAAATTAATTCGATGTCAGTATATCCGCCCTGAACATGGTAATCAGACTTAGAACAATTTGTGATTGCCAATTTGATGTCTTCAACCTGGTAACCGTCAACAAGACGAGCTTGGATTTTTCTAGCACGTTTGTCAGAAAGTAATGTTTTCTCGTTCTTGTTAAATACCACTTTCCAGAACTCGAAAATTTCACATATATCTTTCTTAATATTTTCTTTCTTATTTGTTTCTTTCTTAGTAGTACCATTTTCGGGGGTAGTCTCCCCTCCATTTTGGTGGGTACTCCCCATACCATTTTCGGGGGTAGTGTCCATACCATTATCGGTACTACCATCCATTTTGGCAGGTAGTTCAAACTCAGGGTGAATGATTGAAAATTTATTAGTTTCACCAGTTGATCTAACAACCAAAACCAAACCTAATTGTTCAAGTTGACGAACAGCGTCGGTTAAGGTTTTTAATTTCTTAATACCTGTTTTTTCTTGAAGGAAAGTAGAAGTAATTGACCAGTTTGTACGACAAAAACCATCAGTAAAACGGTTAATCACCACATAGCATTTTAAGGCGCTACCCGTCATTTCAGACACATAGCCCTTATCCACCAGGTAATTTGGTGTTCTAGTGTATTTATCTTCCACTGGGGTGGCCTGCCTGAGAAATTGTTCCAGGTTAAAAGCCGTATTCATCAAACACCTCTCAATACAAATGCAGCTAAATCAGCTTTCGCTTTAGCCAATGCCATAGAGTTTTCGAGAGTTCGATTAAGCACATAAGCCTCAACCGCTTTTTGAAACAAACTAATCTTCCGATTTAGTTCAATGTCTGCTAATATTTGATAGTTCATTTGATTTACCTCACTGAACATGAAGCCTGATCTTGTACATCAGGCTTTTTTATTGCCTATTCCACTGAAATCCTCGACTTCCCTAAGCTTCACAATGTTTCCATTGTTACGGCCTGTATTCCCTGTTAATCCCAAGCGATTCATTTTCTCTGCTGCTACAGTTACGGTATGCCATTCACCCATGATCATTTTTTCTAGGAGAACGCTACCTTGAGCAGCAATGTCATTTCCCTCCAGTTCAGCCAATACCACCAAGCGGCTATGCATGTCTTGGTCAATTCGAATATGGATGGATTTTTTCTCAAGACTCATGAGACCCTCTTAACTGGCAATGATGGTTCTTGTTCAAGCAACTTAAATGCAGCAGCTTCGGGCACATACTCGCCCCACTGATAAACTGCTTGTCGGCTAATTTTTAAGAGTTTTGCGATTTTTGGCGCATTGAACCGAGCCAAAACATCTGATGTTTTCATCTCAATTCGCATATTTATTCCTAATTTCAACTTTACTTTGTCAAGTCTACTTTACCACAAAAAGTTTAGCAAGCTTTACAAGTGAAAAGTTAAGATTTCTTTACATTCTGTTGATGGCAATAGCCATGAGATCTACACTATGAGCACTCTTCAAGAGCGAATGTCTTTAGCTATAAAGCACTATGAATCTCAAACTGGTAAAAGATTCAAAAATACTGAACTGGCTAAATTTGCTGGTGTGAGCAGAGCTAATGTTGGACTATGGGTAAATGGTCCAACTCAAGAATTAGAAGGTTCGAACTTAGTTAAAGCAGCTGAATTTTTAGGTGTATCTAAAGATTGGCTTGCTGGTCAAAGCAACAAAATGACAAGCACGCATACAAGCGAAAATAATTCTCAACTTAATGTTCTAGATATCGAAGCATTCAAGAAAAAATACAATATTCCAGATAGTGAAGAAGCTGTTAAATTTGTCCAAACACCAACTAAGCCATTCCCTATTCAAAAAAGATACGTTCCTGTTAAAGCCTATTCAAAGATGGGTATGGATGGGTATTTCACAGATATGGGATATGATGGGAACGCAGGTGATGGATATGTTCCAACTCATACAGCGGGTCCAAGAGCCTATGGTATTAAAGGCACTGGCGACTCAATGTTTCCAGCAATTCGGAACGGTTGGTATGTAGTTTGCGATCCAGATGCAGAGCTTGTGCCGAATGAGTTTGTTCAGGTGTGCTTGAAGGATGGAAGATGCACAATTAAAGAATTTGTCGGCATCAATGGTGGGGTTTTAAGTTTGCTTTCTGTGAATGGTGGTGAGCGATTTTTCTTTGAAATGGACGAGGTTGAAAGTATTACCGCTATTACAGATATCGTGCCGCCAAGTCAGCACAGACAAGAACATCCTTATTCGCATTAATCACAGGAAGACTTATGGACAACTCTAAACTACCAATCAATCAGATTATTGCTCGCATCAATGATGCTGCAACACATGGTGAAGCTTTGGTGCTAACCGCTGAAGAAGTAAAGATTCTTTCTAAAGATATTGGCGATAAGGTCTTTATTCCAGTCCTTACAAATGAGCAGGTTGTGCAATTGGTAAAAGAAGGAAAGCTAGGGCAAAAGATTAATAAAACCAAAGATTAATAAACTGTGAACCCGACACAGTCTTTACAACAGATCGGGTGGAGAAAATAAATGGCATTTTATACAGTTACTTATGACCTTAACAAAAAGAAGGACTATGCTAAATTTGAAGAAGGAATTCGTAAAGTATCAAGCGGAAAATACATTAAAGGGACATTGTCTCAGTACGTAATCCAATCTCAACTAAACGCCCAGCAAATAAATATTACACTCCAAGCGCACTCTGATAATGATGATTCGATCCTAGTCCTAAAGTTAGATGTTAGTGATTGGTCATATACTGGATTACCTGATGGCTTAAGATCTTGGCTTCAGAAAGCTACGGACATAGGGTAGGCATATCACCAACAATACCTACCCCATTCTTAAAGTCCTCTTGAGCTTTAATAATGTAATCTAAGTCTGATTGATTTGCTTCAACCTTTGCATCTTCAGCCAGCGTGATTGCACAACCCATGATTCGAACTTGAGTGCCTTTGGGAATAACTGCAACTTCTTTTTCATTACACATAATAAACTCCAAATAACCCACCCAGCGTGGGTTTTCTTTTGTCTATTAAAACACAATGTTTAGTGTAATTTACAATATTTTGTAAATCACTCTTTACAACAAATAATATGTAAAGTATTCTTTACTCATTCCTTAATAAAAAGCACGCTAGACCGTCTAAAACCTGCGTGCTTTTGCTCAAAGAGTGAGATAAGTATGAATCAATTTAAAACTTTAGCGGAAGGAACAAACTACACCAGCCTGATTCTCTCTGATGGTGAATTAAAAGTTGTTCGTTTAGGTGAAGTCATTGCCATTATCACAAACTGGTAAAAACAAAAAAGCCCCTAGCTTTCGACGGAGAGGGACTTTTACTCAATGAGTGAGAAGATTATGAATCAAAGAATTGAAAAGTACAAGTTTAGCCAAGCCTTTAGGGATGGCTCGAAAGCATTCATAGCTTTCTGGATTATCACCTTCATTGTATTTGCATTCCTAAAAGGCTGTGCCGACGAGCAACACGTCAACGAACTCAAAGCAAAACAGAACATGTACGTCCGCGTTCAGGTTGAGGGGGTGAAGTGATGGAAATTCGTATCGGTAAAGAATGGGTTATTCAGTCTTCTGGAAATGCAATGAATATCATTCTTGCAAAAGTTCCTCAGGACTTGCAGGACAGCACAGATCCAATTGACCCTATCCGTCTAAGTCAGAAGTTTTACTATTCAACCATTTTTGGCGCTATTACAGGTGTTTTTAAACTTGGCATAGCTGACTCAGAAGCTCGCACATTCCAAGACTTAGAGAAAGAAATACATCGCATAGCAAAGGAATGTCAGAAGGCATTTGACGCAGCTAAGGAGCCCTCTCATGGATAACTACAAAATCAAAGTTAAAGATGAAGCTGAGAGCAAAGAGGCTCAGGAGTTGTTTGTACAGCTTGGATTTGAGAAAACAGGATTTTCATGTGATGAATTTCCTTGCTACTTGGCAATATGGGAAGGTGGTTTTTCAGACTACGTTCTTGATTCCCTGAACATTAGTAGAGAAAGAAAAGAACTCACCCTCCCTCAGCTTCTAGACCTTGTTGTGTTGAAGCGGAATGACGTGAAGGATGCCAACCACACATACATTGGCGGAGGCATGGCTTATAAGACCTGTGAGGACATTTGTTACCTTTGGTCCCGCACTGGATGGGAATATAAAGGAATAGCTCACAATCTTGTTCCAATTCAGAAACACCTTGAATCTGCAACTGGACGCTTTGACGAGAATGGCGAACATCACCTTACTTTTAGCAAAGGTGCGGAAGAAAAAGACCCCGCCTTGATTAGCGGTGCGGAGGCGTTGCGAGCTTTGGCGGATGGAAAGAGTGTTGATGTTCATGAATCTACTTATAAGAACGAAGTATGGTTCAACTTAAAAGACACAAAGTTTACACCTGCTGAAATTCTAGCGGAGAAAGTAAGAGACAAGCCTTACAAGCTATCTTTCCGTCTCAAACCCCAAACCATCAAGCTTGAACTTGAGCTGCCGAAGCCTTTTGAGCCAGAAGAAGATTGTCACGTTTACATCTTAGATGACGGAAAAACAGATGGCTATCGTCGTTATTCCTACGAAGTTCATGGTGATAAAGGAAATACATTTATTGGTATTTGGCGTACCGAAGAAGAGATCAAGCAAGTCGTAGAGCAACTCAGAAAGATACGAGGTACTAACTCATGAATATGTTAGTTAACAAGCCTGAGTTGCTGTGCCCTTCTTTCCATTACTTGGACTTGTCTACAGACATTCAAGTTGAAGGTGAAACGGTTTATTTCGACCTAACCTACGGCTGCAATGTTCTTAACTGCCAGATCAAAGCTGAAACGACTTATGACACTCGTGAAGTAACTGATCAGTTCAGTGGTTGTGCCCGTGACCAAGAATATGAAGTGCTTGTAGTAGATACAAAAACTCATGCTGTAGTGACTGATAAAGACGGTATTGAGTCACCTATAGGCTTACGTTTCAAGCTTACAGACGCACAAGTACATAGCTTAAACGAGCAGCTTAAATACTACGCCGAAGAATTGGCAGATGAAGAAGCGGGAGTGTGTGATGCAAGTGCATGAGAAAAGAAAACTACTTGAAGCCATTGATGTGCTTATTCGTCGTCCTGCTTCAGCAACAGAGACAACACTTGCTGAGGCTATGGCCTACTTCAAGATGCTAATTGAGGAGTCTACACAAGGACAAATTGAAGTCCGGTATTCAGACACTACTCAGCAGTTGCCATTTTAAAAATTAGGAGAAGATTATGAATGCGCCAGTGCAACACTCAGGACAAAACCCTTTTGCAGTAACTGCTCCTACAACTCAAGCAATTTCTACAGTTCAATCTGATAGTCAACGTGCAATTGCAGAGGTTCAAGCTGCTTTAGTTATTGCTAAGCAGTTCCCACGTAACCCAATTGAAGCTTATGACCGGATTATGAACGCTTGCCAGCGTCCCGGCTTAGCTCAATCGGCTGTTTATTCTTATGCTCGTGGTGGAAGTTCAGTAACAGGACCATCAATTCGACTTGCGGAAATGCTTGCTCAGAATTGGGGAAATATTCAGTACGGTATCCGCGAATTATCTTCAGAAAATGGCGAATCAACGGTTGAAGCATTTGCTTGGGATGTTGAGACAAATACCCGTCAAACAAAAGTTTTTCAGGTTCCACATATTCGTTATACACGCAATGGTTCTAAAAAATTAACTGATCCACGCGATATTTATGAATTGGTTGCAAACAATGGTGCTCGTCGTCTACGTGCATGCATCTTAGGTGTAATACCGGGTGATGTAATTGATGATGCAGTTAATCAGTGCGAAAAGACAATCCATGCAAGTGCTGACACTTCACCAGAAGCTGTGCAAAAACTTGTTGTAGCCTTTGAGCAATTCAATGTCACCAAGAAAGACATTGAAGACTACATTCAGCGTCGTCTTGATGCTATTACAGCAGCCAATATCGTTGCGCTTCGCAAGATTTTCACTAGCTTACGTGATGGTATGAGCTCACCTAAAGACTGGTTTAAAAATGCCACTGTGAAGGAAGTTGGAGAAGTTCAGGAAGTTAAACCAACTGTACCAGACAATGAGTTTCCAGTTCTCCTAGAGCAAATCAAAGCGGATGCAGTTACTAAAGAGTATGTATTAGAAGGCTATGCACTTACTAATGCACAAATAGCTGAGGTAAATGCACTATGAAGCTATTCCGATGCTCAAGCCTACATAAGCTTGTAGGCGACTCTAAAACTAAAGGCTCAGTTCTTAGCGATACAGCTAAGACTGAGATCAGAACAATCGTTAAGGAGGACTTGACCACGTTCAAGTCTTTCAAAGGCAACCAGTACACAGCTAAAGGTAATGTGCTTGAAGAAATCGCAATTAGCCTGTCTGGCAAGGTTCGTTTTCGTCAACTTCAAAAACACAGTGGTCGAGTTAGCAATGACTTAATCACTGGTGAGTGTGATGTTCTTGATTTGAATAGTAAGCTGATTCTTGATGTGAAGTGTACATGGGATATTGGTACTCATCCATTCTTTAAAGATGAAGCTGAAGAAAAGGCAAAGAAATCTGGTTATGACTGGCAGATGCAGGGATACATGTGGCTTTACGACTGTGAGCAAGCAATGGTCGATTTCTGGCTACTACCTTGCCCTATCGAGCTTACAAATGATTGGGATGATAGAGAACAGCTTATTGATTTAGTTGAGCGTATCGACCTTAGAGAACGCTTAACAACTGTCACCTACAAACGTGACGAGGCAATGATTCAAAAGATCAAAGACAAAATTCCACATGCTCAAGAGTACTACGCAAAGTTATATCAAGAGCGCATTAAAGCGAAGGTGGCAGCATGACAGATTTGAATAAGGAAAGAGAGGCGTTTGAAAGATTGCCTTTGGCTGAATTAGCAATCAAAAGTGAATATGTTTATTACAACGAAGAAACAAATTCATATTGGCCTAATGAGGATTTTTGCCCTAGCGATGCTCCTGAAACAATGAACTTTGCTTGGGAAGCATGGCAAGAAAAAGCCAAAGCTCAGGCGGTGCCAGAGACTCATATTGTTGTGCCAAAGCAGCCAACACCTAAGATGATTGATGCTACTTGGGATTTTGACGATGAAATTATTGAGATGAGTAGCAATACTCGCAATGAATTTATCTGGAAGAAAATGGTTGAAGCAAGCGAATCGGGAGCAGAACAATGAGCATAACTCTTAATGGTCACCAATTAAAAAGCCTTCTCGAATTTGTAAATCCAGATGGTGAAAATGATTTAGATCAACTTGAAACTGAACTAACTATTAAATTTTTTGAAGATGGGCACAGTGGCAAAGGCTATTACTTTTGGATGACCGAATATCCAGAGGAAGGCAGCATGTTGTTGGATGTTGAATCGGGAGCTGAGGGATGAGTGAATTTAACTTTGAGCAACTTTATCTAATGGCTCTCATGAATAGTAAAAAGCCAAAGTACGTTTTGAATTGGGTTCATGTATCCAGACATGGGCCAGGTGCGACAAAAGCTACAGAAATTTGTGAATATTTTGGGATAGATCCAGAAGGCACTGATTTTAGAAAAGCGGAAAGTAAGGAGGGGTGAAATGTTATTGACTACTGATGAAGTTGAACTAATCAAAACATGTCATGCCTGCCCCGAACAATATGATGCTTTTTTTCAAGGGAAGCAAATTGGATATCTCAGATTAAGGCATGGTGAATTTAGAGTTGATTATCCTGATTGTGGAGATGAGACAATTTTGTATTCTCAAGAACCACAAGGCGATGGGTGTTTTGAAGAAGATGAACGTGAGTACTTTTTGATGAAGGCCAAAAAAGCAATCGTTAAGAAGTTTAATGAAATGGAGGGGTGAAATGACAGCAATTGCGAATATAGGTAGTAACTTTGTTGTAGCGTTACCACCTTCGGACATCTGGCTTAATGACTCCCAAGCTGCTGAGTTCTTGGGATATCGAGACGTACATTTTAAGGCAGCGGTTTGCTGCCTCCCAACCTTCCCTAAACCGCGCTATGTTATTAAGTGTGGTCAAGGAAGACGTTGGAATTTAGCAGAGCTATCAAACTGGTTGAATGAACAGTCAGATGATGAGCCAAAGAAAGGAAGACCACGCAAACGAGGCTAATCTAGCCTCGTTGCAATTTCGCTTGCAGTAGCATTGTAATAGACCATCAGACTTCTTAAGTCTTTATGCCCAATCATACGGGCTAAGTCTAAAACTTCTAATTTCCTTGCAAGGCGTGTACAAGCCTCATGGCGTGTATCATGGAAATGCAAATCAGTGATTTGACATCTATCTCTTAATTTACGCCAAAGCGTATCAAAGCTTTGGGAATTACAAGTAAAGACCTGCTTTTTATCAAGACCTTTTAATAAAGTAAGCAACTCAACTGCACGCTTAGATAGTGGTACATTTCGTTTAGTACCATTCTTTGTTTCAGTTAAAACTAAATATCTATCTTTTAAATAAACACGATCCCAAGTCAACCCAACAATCTCACCAGCACGCATTGCTGTTTCAATTGCAAAGAGAAAGGCAATTATAATTTGCTGAGTTGAGTTTACTGGTACATTGTTATCCCAATTTGCTGCAAGACATAATCTATCAATCTCATCCTGAGCAATTCGTCTATCTCGGTGCTTTGATGGTGGCGGTAAAGTCAAGTCGGCCATTGGAGACTCTTTAATCCACTTCCATTCTTTCCGGGCAACAGTAAATAAAGAAGCTAAAATATTTGCTTCACGCCGGACAGTAGCACCCTGCACTTCTTTTAATCGGGAGTCGCGCCATTGCACTAAATCGTCAGTTGTGACTTTGGCCAATTGCTTTTGACATAGCTTTTTATACTCACGCTTGAAGAAAGCCATTCGCTTGACTTCATTCTCATGAGTTTTCTTTTTAACACTCACTTCACTTAAGTAGCGTTCAATAGCTTCTAAAAATGAATGGTCCGGAAGTTTTCCATGTGACTGTTCGCGTAATTGAGTCTCACGTTTTGAGGCCCAAGCCCTAGCCTGCGCTTTTGTATCAAAGGTTGCACTTTCGCGAATTCCGTTTACACTTATCTCGGCTCGCCATGTGTCGTTGCGTTGTCTAAATGAAGCCAT